CAGCAGCCGAGCCGCGATCCCTCTCCCCCCTCAGCGCGTCACAGTCTCGTGCCGGACTCCAGGATGTGCTTGACACGGTGGTGCCGCCACAGCGTGCAGCGGTCGATGTCGCCGGTCATGCCGCAGCGCGGCACGTAGCAGGCCCGGCAGATCGTCAGTCGCTCGTCGGGGTCGCGCACCCGCTCGGGCACGAGCACGTCCCCCAGCCGCAGCGTGACCCAGCGGTGCTCGGGGTGGTAGGGGCAGGCCCGCACCGACTCGAAGTCGTAGCCGCCGTCGAGCCAGAAGGGTCGCGGCGCGAGCGTCGGCATCCGGGCCTCACGCAGGTCGGGGGGAGAGGAACCAGCGCACGAGCGCGACCAGCGCCGCGAGAATCACGACGCCCGCCGCCACCTTCACGAGCGTCACGGAGCGTCCCTGTGCGTCGGCTCACAGATCGCGCAGCGGTACCGCCACGTCAGGAAGTCGTAGTCGGCGCGGAACCAGCGCGGCCAGTGACCGTGGAGCAGCCGGTGGATCACGTGCTCGTCCCTCCCGTCTCCTCGTCGGGCGTCTCCTCGCCGCCGTCAATCGTGTCGGTCGTCGTCGCGACCTGCCCAGGGGCGCGCGGGTCGAAGCCCGGCGGCGGCGTCCAGCGGTACTCCTCGCCCAGGTCGGCGTACTGGAGGCGCTGCGGCTTCGGCTCGCCGGACTCGTAGGGCACCTCGATGGCGAGGCCCGCGGCGCGGATCTCGTCCTCGTTCATGCCCGGCCGAATCTCGATCTCGCGCTCCCCCTCCTCCTCCGGCTCCTCGGCCTTCGGCTTCGGCTTCTCCGGCTCGGGCGGCTTGTCCTCGGGCGTGCTCATCCGTCGTCCTTCTGGTACTCGCTGAGCGCCGCGCCGAGCAGCGGCCCGCCGATCCCGACACCGAGCGCCCACCAGCCGCCGAACCAGTGATCGACGGCCGCGACGAGCGCGACGGCGAGCATCCCGGCGAACAGGTGGATCGGACGCCAGAGCGCGTACACCCACGCCCACGGCGGACCGACCATCGGCTCGGCCAGGATCTCCTCCGACGGGGGATCGGCCGGGCGCGAGATGATGCGCGTGATCTCCTCGCTCACCGGTCGTAGCGTACTGCGGCGGTCGGCCATCTACGCCGGGAGCCTCCCGGTCGTTCTGAGGCTGTACTCAGGCTCGTAGGCGTCGATGATGCTCCCGGCCCGCTGGCGCAGCCGCTCGTTGTTGAACTGCCGCGTCGCGCCGATGTTGTCGAACACGTCCCCTGCGAAGTCGAGCAGGTGCTTGATCACGTCGTCCGCCGTCCGCTCGCGCGCCTGCATGTTCGATGCTTGCCTCATCTGATCCTCCCTCGGTTACAGGCTCCGCCGCATCTCCCGCGCCTTCGCCTTGAACGCCGCCGCCTCCTCCTCGGTGCGGCCGTTCGTGGACTCCAGCTTCTCGATCTTGCGCATCGTGTCCTCGATCTCCTTGCGCCGCTCCAGGCTCGTGATCGACTCCGCGACCGCCTCGCGCACCGCGCGCATCTCCTCCAGGACGTACTCCAACTCGTCCCAGGGGACGTTCGCCCAGAACGACATCTCGCTCACGTTGCGCAGGATCGGGAACGAGTCGAGCACGCGCAGGCGCGTCTTGATCCACTCGGAGGCGTTGCCGCCCTGGACGAGCTTGCGCAACTCGTGCGCCTGCTCCGCGTACGGGACGCCGCCCGCCTTCGGCTTGCGCCGCTCCTGCTTCTGCCGGGCGACCTCCTGCTCGCGCTCCTGCTCGACCTGCTCGAACGGCGTCACCTCGTAGGCGACCGACTCGGACCGGCCCGTCCAGCGCCTGGCCGTGGCCCGCCGGATCACGCCCTCGCGCAGCATCCCGCGCAGTTCCTTCGTCAGCCCGTCGCCGCGCCCGAGCGGCTTGGCAAGCTCGAACGCCGCCAGCGGGCCGTCCTTCTCCAAGCTCTCGTAGATCGCCCGCTTCGTCCGGGACATGCCCGCGACGCGCGTGCGCACCTCCTGCTCGTCCACCGCTACGCTCTCCTCTCCGAGTGAGGGGGCGGCGCGCACCCTTGGTTGCCGCCGGATGTGCGCCGCCCCTCTCCGAACCCGACTGCTGCTTACGATTCGTCGTCCGACGAGCCGCTCGACAATGCGAGCGTGCTGCGGGCGAAGTTCGTAGCGTTGGTCAGGCTCGTCTCAAGCTCCTTGCGGAGCTTGCCGGTCATCTCGGGACGGCGAACCATGACCATCCCGAGGTTCTGAGCCTCCTTCTCCGCCGCCTTGCGGACCGCGTCACGCAGGACGAAGGCGAAGTCGGCCATGATCAGCTTCGGGTTGTCCGTGAGGTAGACAGCGTCAGTCTCGACACCGCCCTGATCCACGACCGCCCGGCAGAACACGAAGCCGGGCATCTTGATGCCCGTGACCTTCTGGATCTGCTTGCGCACGTCGGGCTGGAGGACGTTCATCACGTCGCCCTTGCACTTCGCGTACGCATTGTGCTCGATCTCATCGAGATCGTCGTACCCCTCGCTCCCGAGTGTCGGGAGGTTCGGGTACGCCTGGTAGAACAGGTCGAGCCGGGGAATGGCCTTCTCGGCCTTCTGCTTCTCCGGCTTGTCGCCTGTCACGACCGCCTTCGCGGCCACGGCATCGAACAGGAAGTTGATCAGCTTGCCTGAATCCAACTTCCCGGCCACGTCCAGCCACCCGGCAGCTTCGCGCCACTCGTCGCGCTTGGCCTCTACCGCGGCCTTGAACGCAGACACGATTGCCACGACTACCTCCTCTCCATCGGAGCGGCGTCGTTCGGTCACACGGTGTGAGCGAATCCAGCCGCCGTCGGAGCGGCGAACGGTAGTCCGACGTGAGCGACCTGTCAAGGGGGAGCGGGGGCGGGAGCTTCGGACGCCCGCCCGGACACCGAAGCCTCCGCCCCCTCGACAACACAGGTGCGGCGCGCCCATCGTGCCGCCCCGTGGGCGCGGCCGTCGGAGGGCGTTGTCGTGGGCGGCACCCTACCTGACGACACGACATGCGCAGCCCCCCGAACGGGGGATTCGCTACCGGTTGCGCCGCCGCTCGCGCTCGATCCGCACGGCCTCGATCTGCCAGCGGAACCAGACCGGCCCGCAGGCAAGCCTCGCGGCTGGCTCGGGCACGATCCCCGCGGCGATCCACTTCGGGAAGCGCGACCGCTCGATCCCGAGGATCTCCGCCGCCTCGTAGACGCCGACCCAGTCCGTGTCCGGCGTCGGGGTGAGCAGCGCCGCCACCTTGGTGGTGTACGCCCAGGGCTTGCGCGCCTTGCCGGTCGCGAGGTCGATGGCCTCCAGCCCCGCCGGAGCGCCGGTCCTGGTCACGAGATACTCCTTGCCGTCCCTGATGCCAATGAACTTGTTTCCGGCACGGGCCTCCGCGAGCGTGCCGCCCTCGCGCCGGTCGTACGACGAGTGAGTCATGAAGCCTCCGGTGCTAGTGAGTCTGCTGGGGCTAGTGACTCCGGCGGCAAGTGCGCATAGCGGACGACTTCGGCGGGTCAGTAGCTCGCGCTCACCCTACGCCAGAATCGAACAGCGTGCGCTCACCCGAACGGGGGAATCTCGCGGAGAGGGCGGCGTGTCCCGTCGAAGGTAACCCCGCCGCCCGGCGGCAGTCTACGCCGCTGGCGTCAGGTCATCCCCGCCGAGGAAGTCGTCCGGCGTCTCCCGGCCGACCACGCGCCGCTCGCCGCGCCGCTCGTGGACGAGCAGCATGTCGTCCAGACTGGCGAACACGCTCACATTCGGCGGGTCGGACAGCATGTACGGCCCGACGGCGACGGAGCCATTCTCGAACTCGACGGCCTCCGCGACGGCGACCCCGAATTCGTCCTCGCGGACGATCTCGTACAGCCTCACGCGCACCAGTGTAGGAGGGTGGGCGGCTCGCATCATCACGAGCCGCCCGTTAGGGAAGCCTTGCCCAGCCCCGCCAAGCCGTGTCAGGCCGTACCTAGCCGGGCCTCGCCTTGCCGAGCCGAGCCATGCCATACCTGGCCGCGCCAGGCCAAGCCGAGCCTAGCCACGAGAGGGGAGCCACGCCGCGCCTAGTCGAGCCGAGCCGCGCCATGCCAGGCCGTGCCAGGCCAAGCCGTGCCGCGCCAGGCCGGGCCTCGCCTTGCCCCGACCAGCCACGTCCTGCCCGGACAGGCCACGCCTTGCCGGGCCTCGGCTAGCCACGAGGGGAGCCTTGTCCTGCCCTGCTGAGCCACGATCTGCCAAGCCGAACCCGCCTAGTCCCGCCGCGACCTGCCACGACCTGCCGTGCTCTGCCGCGCCACGCCCAGCCCCGAGAGGGGAGCCTCGCCCTGCCTCGCCAAGCCGTGCCATGCCCGGCCACGCCCGACCAAGACCTGCCGCGCCGAGAGGGGAGCCAAGTCCTGCCGTGCCCAGCCCGGCCCGGTCGCGCCATGCCCCGCCGTTGCCCAGACCAGCCGAGAGGGAAGCCTTGCCCAGCCGAGTCCTGCCAAGCCGTACCGAGCCTTGCCGGGCCATGCCAAGTCCTGCCGCGCCAGAGGGGAGCCTCGCCAAGCCGTGCCTGGCCGAGCCTTGCCCCGCCGCGCCAAGCCAAGCCCGGCACCGCCAAGGGGAGCCTTGCCGCGCCACGCCATGCCCTACCACGCCGCACCAAGCCTCGCCTCGCCCCGCCGGGCTGCTCGCTCCGTCGAACGGAGCAGGGAAGCCTTGCCACGCCCAGCCGAACCGTGCCATGCCCAACCATGCCGCGCCAAGCCGAGCACGTGGTCTGCCTAGTCACACCGAGCCTGGTCTAGCCGGGCCATGCCATGCCGGGTACCGCCTGGCTTCGTGCTCGCTCCGTCGGACGGAGCAGGGGAGCCTCGCCACGCCCAGTAAGGGGAGCCTTGCCTCGCCGCGCCTCAGAGGTCGGCCTCCAGCCGCCGCGCAATCGCTTCGAGCTTCGGCAACTCCGCCGTCACCCGCTCGATCAACTCCGCCGTCGGCCCGCCGTTCCGCTGGAAGCGGATCTCGTCCTCGGTCATCACGCGCTTGATGCTCGTCGCCTGCGCGATTCGCGTCAGCACGTGTACGAACTGGTCGTAGGGATGGCTCATACCGCGTCCTTGGGAGCGTCCTGGACATCGCCCTTGAACCTGCCGTAGATCGGGCGCATGTCGCCCAGCCCCTCATAAACCCCCGCCTCCCGCCAGAACTGCACAATGGCGTCCCGGTCGAAGATCAGCGGATCGACTTCGATCAGGAACCGAAGCTGCCAGTCCTGGAAGATCGGCCGGGTGCGCACCGTGCGCGACTGGCCCCGGTTCACGCCGACGGGCTTGCGGAGCGCGAACGTGCCCGCCTTCCACAACTCGTCCACGTCACGCGGCCCCTCGTACTGGAGGTCTGCGTGCTGCTCGCGCGGGTAGACACCGCGCTTCACGTCCTTGCCCCGCTTATGCCGCGATGCCGCCTCCTGCAAGCAGCGCAGGATGTTGAGGGCCGGGACGCACGGCCCGTTGCCGTTCTGGTACATGCCGCCCTCGAACTCCAGCCGACCGATGGCGACGTGATCCTCCTCGGTCCTTTTGCGCTTGCTGGTGAGCGCCGCGATCTTGCGCGTCCACTCATCGAGAGGATCTACGAGCCGGTCGCTGTGCATGATCAGCGGCGACCCGCCCGACTCTGCGCGGCCGTCGGCCACGAGGTAGAGCTTCATCGTGTGCTGTCCTTCCCGCCTCGCCTGTTACCGAGGCTTGGTGGAGTCAGCACGCGATGCTCTCACGTGACTCACATCGTGTCAAGACGACGTGCGCTACAAGCTCACGCCGTGGTGCCGCCGGGCAGCTTGATCTCCTCCTGGGCCTTCCCCTTGAAGCGCCCCCAGAGGAACTCGTCCTCGACGTTCTCGCCCGTGCCGGGCACGTAGTGCATGTGCCGCTTCGGCGGGCGGAACGATCCCTGCTCGTCCTTCCCCTGGTCGTTGTCCCACACCTCGACCTCCAGCGGGATGTTGTCCTCGGCCAGTCGCCGGAGCATGTTCGGCACGGTCGCGCTCACGTCGCGGTGGACGGCGCGCATGATCACCTCGGGGATGTGCCGCTTGTCCGAGTCGTCCTTCGCGTTGCGGGCGCGGTTCTCCGCCCGGCGCATCGCCTCCTCGGTCGGGATGTCCACGTAGATCGCCTTGCCCGTGTAGCCGTTGTCGAAGAAGCTCTGCGCCCGCTGGATCATCTCGTCCGGCGAGGTGTCCGAGATCCCGTCCACGACCATGTTCAGCTTCCGCTCCTGGGCGCGCGCCTGGATCTCCTGGGCGATCAGCCACGCCTCCTCGTAGACGAGCAGGTTCGCCTCCGGGTCGGAGCCGAGCAGCGCCTGGAACTCGGGTAGCTGCGCCTTGATCATGTCCGGGTCGAGCACGAGCGTCGGCCCGTCGTACCCGGACTCCGGCTCCTTCCCGGCGGCGCGGTTGATCTTGAGCACGCTCGACTTCCCGGCCGCGTAGCCGCCTCCCGAGAACAGCACCTCCGGGTTCTCGACGCCCTCCAGCGGCGGTGCCTCGGCCGACAACTCCCACGTCCCCTTGCCGCCGTCGCCGTCCGGGTTGAACACCCGCTGGCGCAGGAACATGTCGATGATCGCCTCGTGCAGATCGCGCCGCGACTCGTCCCAGGTGCGCACGCCGTTCGCGTCCACGGTCGAGTAGCGGTCGATGCTCCGCGGCTGCGTCGCCGCGTCGTTGACGTACTGGAGCAGCGTCCGCTGGCTGACTGCGCCCGCCTCGTTGAAGTGCTGCTCGGCGTCGGTCAGCTTCGCGCGCTCCAGCCCGCTGGCAACGAAGTCGGCCACCCGCTTCTCCATCGCTGTCCGCTTCTGCGCGAACTCGTCCGGCACCTCCGGTGGCTCCGTCGGAGGAGAGGGTGCGGACGGAGCCTCCGGGGTGCGCGGTCGGCGGCGTGGGCCAACCAGCGGCTCCTTCGGTGGGGACTTGAACCGCAGGTTGCTGCGGAGCCACGAGCCGAACTTCTCCTTGAACTTGCCGGTCCGCTCGCGCGGGTGCAGCTTCTCCAGCCACTCGACGGCCTCCTCCAGCCGCCCGGCCTCGCTGAGCTTCTCCAGATCGGCGTGCGAGAAGTAGCCGAGGTTGTCGAGTTCGTCCTCGGTCGCCAGGCCGCGGTCGAGTAGCTGGGCGCGCAGGTCGGCGTTCGCGTACAGGCGCTCGCGCTGCTCCCAGGCGATCTGCGCCTCGCCCTCACGGACACGATCCTCGTCGGCCAGGTAGCGGTCGCAGAGGCCGGTCGCCTCGGTCAGCCGGGCGCGGAGTGCGGTCAACAGCGCCCGGCGCTCCTCGCTGGTCAGGTCGTCACGTGCGGCGGTGCGCTCGATCTCGTCACGCAGATTCTCCAGGTCGGTGACGACCATGCTCACGTCGTCACGCTCACTTCATCGACCGGGTCCACGTCGCGGAGCCGCCGGGCGAGGTTCTGCGGGCCGCGGTAGGGGTGCCAGCCGGTCCCGAGGTCGGCGGACGACTTCGGCTGCGAGAGCGTGCGCTCGTGCGTGTCGAGCACGCGCTCCCCGTCGATCACGAGGTAGCGGCCGTCGAGACTCTGTGCGGTGATGCGCACGGCCCAGAGTGTACGCCGCCTCAGAGGATGGTTCGCGCGCCGACCCTGGCCGCGCGCGGCACGCGCGGGCGCTTGTAGGGGACAAAGTCGGGGTGGGCGCGCAGCCGGTGGCGGTCAAGGCGCGCCAGGTTCTCGATGTGCCTCCCCTCGACCGACCAGCCGCACCCGTGCCAGCCGCAGGTTGTCCGGCACTCCTGCTTCTCGATCTGCTTCCACCGCCAGTCGTCGCGTGACCTCCGTCCGGCGGGCCATCTCGTGAGCGTCTCGGACACCGCGCCGATCATGCCCGACCGCGTCGGACGGTGTGCCGAAGCTCACGGTCGTGACCTCGAAGCCGACCGGCACGTCCATCTGCGTGTAGAACCGCTCGATGCCGCAGTCCGGGCAGACGCCGTGCTCGAACCGGTAGAGCAGCCCGCAAGATGCGCAGCGCACCTGCGGCCAGGTCGGAAAGAGCGGGTAGGCGCTCACTGTGTCCTCCAGGCGCGCGGCAGCAGCCGCCAGAGCCGGAAGCAGGTGGGCATCCGCGGCTGGCGGGGCCGCAGCTTGTTCACGACCAGGCACCAGTTCGCCCGCGCCCAGGCGTCGGCCTCACCTTCGGCCGGGGTGCGAAGGCGGATGTGACCTAGCTCGTGCGCGATCACGTAGGTCGCCTTCGCTGTCGCCACATCCGCCTCCCACGTGCGCGGATAGTAGTCCCGGTCGATGAAGATGCGAGGTGCCTCCCACCACACCGACTGCCCGGCGATCCCGTTCCCGAGGTCGCACTTGCTGACCGGCATGGCGAGGGCGAGGGCGAGCCAGGCGACGGCGACGCAGGCCACCCATCGGTTCTATCAGCACAGCCTCGGGTCGTCTGGGCCGTAGTCCTGGTCAGTCTGTGCTGCCTGGAACGCCTCGAACGCTCGCGCGGCCCGCTGCATCGCCGGGAGCATCGCCGCGAAGGACTTGCCGAGCGCCTGGATCGACTGCTCCGCTCGCCGCACGGCCAGAAGCATCTCCGCGAACTGCTGCTCCTCCCGCCTTCGGTGAACCCTCGCGCCGCCGCGCCGCACGAGCGCGAGCACGAGCAACCCGTAGCCGAGCAGGCCCGCGAACACGAGCAGCGTCGTCACCGCGTCACCTGGCCGTGTTCGTAGCAGAACAGGTGGCTGCTGCCCGGCCACTGGTAGAGCGGCTCGTTGCACTGGCTCATGCCGGGGCCGACGATCCGGTAGCAACGCAGCGCCGTCCGGCGTGGCCGGAGCGACTCGGGCAGCCGCGCGTCGAACTGACGCATCGCCCCGGTCAGCGTGCCCGCCACCATCGGGTGCTGACGCTCACGGTCGCGTGCCCGCTCGATCCCGCGCCGCACGAGTTGCCGGATCGTCACTGCTTCTTCACCCGGTTGATCGCGACGATCTCCGGCAGCGCGTGCTCATCGAAGATCACCTCGACCTCGTCCCCGGCCACGAGCTTCACGCGCCCGCGGTACTGCACGATCACCTCGTCGCCCACCTGCGGAAGTTTGCCGCGCCGCTCGGTCACCTCGCGCACGACCGGGTAGTGGTCGAAGGCGACGGCCCGCACTCCCCGCAGTAGCACCCTCATAGCGTCAGGAGCGTCTCCTCCATCCGGTTCTGCCCCGCGACCTCGGGCAACAGCCGGATCTGCCCGGCCCCGGCGGCAAGCTGCTCCCTGGCGTCACGGTCACGTACTGCATCAGGCGGCGCGCTCCAGCGCGAGAAGCTCCTCCAGCCGTCCCATCGTCTCCTCGCGTGGCAACTGCTCACCGAGGTAGACCCAGGCGTAGTAGCCCGCCACGAAGGGCTTGAACCACGCCGAGTGCTCGTGCGGCCAGATGCGCTCCATCACGACCTTGTGCTGGATCTCCAGGTGACACCGCTGGCAGAGCGCGAGCAGGTTCCACCAGGCCAGGTTGGCCTTGTCACCGTCGGCGTGGTGGACGGTCAGCACGCGCCACTGCGCCTCGATCCAGACGCGCGGGACTTCCTCTCCGAGCCTGCGCTTCCACTCCATCACCTTCGCGAGCGTGCGGGCATCCTCGATGCTGTCGAGCAGTTCCCCGGCCGCGCGGATCGGCCCCTTGTGGACGCACCGCTCGTCGCAGTTCGACCAGCCCTCCGGCCTCCAGGACGGCTTCTTGCCGAGGATCTTCGCGTCGGCCTTCGGGATGTACGGGTGCTGGCAGCGCAGGCAGCGATGGTCCGCCTCCAGGCGCACGCGCGCCTTCACGCTCCCCATCCCCAGGCAGCGCGGGCACGGCTCACCCATCGTGTTCACGTAGTTGCCGCCGCAGAGGGTGCAGCGGTTCCAGTCGAGCGGGTACTCGCCCCGGAAGCGAACGTCCCCCTGGGAGCGCCGCCGCGGCATCGGTCGCAGCAGCGGCACTTCCTCGATCTCGTCTAGCTCGAACAGCCGCTCTGCCTCTTGGTCGGGCACCGAAGGCTGATCCTACACGATGTGCGTCAGTTAGCTAAGCTCCGCCGACGCCGTGCCGGGTCACTCCCGCAAGCGCACTTCGCTCCTGGGGCCGGTGCGCGTGGTTCCACGAGTAGAGGCGGCAGTCCGGCACGGCGGGCCTCACTGGAGGCCGGACTTCTCCCAGATCGCCTTCGCCTCGCCGGTCAACGTGTCCGGCTCCGCGTCGCCGTCGAGCACGTGCCGGAGCGCCCAGAACTGCTCGGGGTCGAGCGCCTCGACCTCGGGCGAGTTCATCAGCGCCGCCGCCTTGCGGCTCCACTCAGGGCTGGGCGCGGGCCTGCTCACGTGACGAACGTCCAGACGAGGTAGGCGAACGCGGCGATCACGATGACCTCGATGGCGACGACCCCGAACACGAACGCCGCCTTGAGGATCAGCGCCAGCAGCCGGTCCTCACGACGGTAGGAGTCGGGATGGATTGACCACCGGCTGCGAGCACGCGAAGTCGGTGGCGCTTCCAGGCTGACCATCCTCGACTCCTCCGCCATGAGGCTCACAGCGTACTGGAGGCTAGACTCGACCTCGATCCTCCTGCGGCGTGCCGCGGGGGCCAAAGGGTCAACGTGACAAGACGAGGCTCCGCCACGTGCGGGGCTTCGTCGTCTCAGGAGGGCAGCCTTAGCTGCCGTCCGCACCGATGGTCGGCTGCTCGTGCGCTCGCTCGACCTCGGCCTGGTCAGCGAGCTTCGTGGAGCCGAGGTACTTCCAGCCGGTGCGCTCGGACAGCCTGCCGCCTTGCAGGCCGTCTCGGTAGTAGGCGTGCGCCTCGCCCTTCTCGGAGTCGAGCACGACGATGGCGAGCGCCGCCTTCACGCCTAGCTCGTCCGCCGCCGCCTGCTTCTGCTCGATCTCGTACCGCTTCGGGGTCGCCTTGTACGCGGTGCTCTTGGTCGAGACTGCTTTGACCTCGAAGCCGTAGCCGTCGTAGTGAACGTCGAGCGGCGACTGCGCGCCCTTGCCCTCGGGGTGCAGGATGCGCCCGCCGAGGATCTGCACGAACGCCTCCTCCCCGACGTGCCCGAGCGCGGTGTTCGTCCCGTACGCCTCGTCGGAGGAGTAGCCCTTGCCGCCGCGCTCGCCCTTGCCGACCGGCGGGGGCGGCACGTGCCAGTCCTTCTCCTCGACCTTCTCCTCCGTCGGCACCTGGGCTGGGACGAACTTCCCGAGCTTCTTGATCCACTGGCCTTCGCGCCCGCGGGGGTGCAGGCGCTCCTCGAAGCGGGCTTCCTCGACCTCGCCCTCGAACTCTGCGAACTCGTCCTCGGGATCTTCCATCCAGGCGTCCGCGACGTAGCCCGGCCCGACGACCCGTACCGGCTTCAAGGTCACGAGAGCTTCTCCTCCAGCCAGGCCACGAACTCCTCGTCGTACCGCTCGACCGTCGCCTCCCGGCCCTCCTTGAGCAGCCACTCGAAGCCAGTCGCCGCCATCTCGTCGCGGCCGTGGTAGTTGCCGCTGCCGCCGCGCGACCGCTGCTTCTCGTAGGAGTCGAGCTTGCGGTACAGCCGCTTGTGGTGCGCGATCAGCGCCTGGTGCTCCGGCTCCTCGACCCAGAAGTCGGACTGACCGATCAGGTTCAGCTTGCGCGCGAGCGCGTGGCCCGTCTCGTGCAGCACGAGGCTCTTGGCTCCGTGCCTCCCGACCCCGGAGATCACCTTGTTGCGGTGCTGGTCGTACATCCCGGCGACGTTCTTCCACGTCCAGCCGCCGCCCCACCCGCGCGGCTTCTCGGTCGTTAGGTACGAGTAGCCCGGCGCGGCGGGGACCGGCCCGTCACCGATCAGCCACTCGACGCCGCTCCCGCGGAGCTTCTCCATCGCCGGTTCGGGCACGAGCGCGAGATCGGCCAGGTGTCTGCGCGCCTGCCCGTGCGTCAGCGGGTTCTGGCCCTCCGAGGTGAACAGCGTCACGCCCTCGGGGATCTCGGGCACGTCCTTGATCACGCTGCGGTCGAGGGCCGCAAGCCACTCGGCGTGCCGGTTCGGAGCCTCGACCGGCTCGGTCGGCCGGGCCGGGCCGAGCTTCGAGAGCGCCTTGGCGAACGCCTCGTCCTCCGCGGCCAACTCCGCCTCCTCCTCGTCGGTCAACTCCAGGCCCGGCGACTCGACGCGGGCACCCGGACTCCAGCCCCACTCGTTGAGGTCGCCGTCGGTGTACAGGTCGCCCGCGCGCACTTGCCTCGACAGCACCTCGAACTCGGACGGCTCCTCGTAGCCGCCGCCGGGAGCCTCCAGGTTCGACTCGCCGTGAAGCTCCGCGTACGTCCTCGACAGCGTCACCCAGTCGCCCGGCTGGATCTCCGTCACGCCCTTCGGCACACCGCGGTAGATGGTCACCACGTGATCCGGCTTGCCGCGTGCCGCCTTGATCGCCGCGAGGCTCTCCCGATCCGCCTGCTGCGCCCGGCGCGCCCACGCCTGCGTCTCCGGGTCTTGTGACGGACTGGGGCCACCGCTGCCGAAGTAGCGCAGCGCGTGCGGCCCGTAGATGTCGTCGCCGCCGAACATCATCGTCGGGTTGTCGAGACTCGACCCCTCGCTCTCCTCGCCGCGCTCGGGCGCGCGGTGGAGGCCGCGGTAGTCCTCGATCCCCTCCGACTCGACGCGGTCGGGCAGGATCAACCACTGCCGCTCTTGGTCGTCCTGCTGCGACTCGACGTAGTCGCCCATCTTGATCCCGTGCCCGGCTCCCTTCTTGAGCGTCTCGACCGTCCCGTCCTTGCCCGCCCACTTGCGCGCGACCGCCAGCCGCTCGCTCCACGAACTCGGAAGCTCGGTGCTCGGCTCGTGCCCCTTGCTCGCGCCCCGGTAGAGCGGCTTGTCGTTCGGCCTGCCGCGCTCGCGAAGCTCGGCCAGCAGCGTCCGCGCCTGCTCGCGCCGATCCTTGCCGCTGCCGCTCGACGGCTCCGGTGCTCCGGCGATCTCGTCCGCCATGTGGATGCGCATGTCGGAGGGCCAGCCGACCCACGACCACAGCGCCCGCCGGACCAGGTCGCCGTGCTCGTCCACCGGCTCGATGGCCTCCGGCGGGATCGTCTCCTTGGTGACGAACGCGCCCGGCACGCCGAGCGGGTCGGGCTGGAGGTCCAGGCCGACCGTCTCGACCTGGTAGAGCCGCATGTCCCTGCCGCCCCAGAAGCGCCGGTACTTCTCGGCGTCCTCGGGGTTGTCCCACAGGTAGGTGCCCGGCTGCGTCACGCGCCGCTCGCCGCCGCGCTCGTGCTGGAGGCCGTGCTGCTTGATCGACTGGGTCGAGGTCGCCGGAGCCAGATGCCACATGCGGCGAATCCAGCGCCCACCCCGACCGCGCGGGTGCAGATGTTCCTCGAACGCCTCGACCACCTCGGGGAGATTGTGCTCGAAGTAGGGCACGCCGAGTTCGTCCAAGCGTCGCTTGATCTCCGGGTCGGCCGGAGTCGTGAAGTCGATCCGCTCCACGTCCTCGGGGATGCGGACGGTGCCGTGGATCTGCGCCTCGATGAAGTCGCCGTGCCGCCAGCGCCGCCAGCCCCTCTCCTCCGCGATCTCCATGCGCTTCGCCTCGCGAGCCTCCTCCGCGTCCTCGGGATTCGAGTAGTACGCCTCGCCCGCCCGCCTGATCCGCTCGCGCTCCTCCGGCGTGAACTCCGGGTAGGGACGCGGCTCGTCGCCGTACTCGTAGACCGGCTTCTCGATCCCGCGCAGGTTCTGGAAGTGCGAGACGCTCAACTCGGACGGGTCGTCAATCGGGGAGGCGACCGCGTTCGTGTGCTCGCTCCCGGCGATGTAGTTCGAGTCGGAGAAGGTGACGGTGGTGCGCTCGCGCACGTGATCGCGGAGCGTCAGCTTCACGTCCCCGAAGCCGTGGACAGCCTGCGAGAAGCTGCCGCGCTCGGTCTTGCCGAGATCCTCCTGGTCGGTCGTCACGTAGCCGTACACCGGGTAGGCATCCGGGTCGGCCGTCTCCGACGTGTCGATGTGGAACCAGGCGCGCTCCAGTTCGGCCCGGTGCCGCTCGTATGACTCGCCGCGAGTGCCCCGCTCGGGATCGTCGTAGGAGGAGCCGTGGTGGGCGTTCCGCATCCGGCCCTCATCGAGCAGCGTCGGCAGCCCGCCCGAGTTCATGCGCACCGCGACCTTCGCGCCGGACTCGCGGCTGGTCAGGTTGCGGAGCCGCTCGCGCGTCCAGTCGGCGTAGCGGCTCAGGATCTCGTCCTCGCTCGGAGCCTTCGCCGTGATCGTCAGGTCGGAGGGGAGTCTCGTCAGGATGCGCGGCTTGCCCCTCACGTCGATCTCGACCTTCACGTTCTTGCGGCCGACGCTGACCACGCGGCCTCTCTTGGTGACGCCGTGGGCGGGCACCGTGACCAGGTCGCCCGGCTCGATCTCGATGCCGAGTTGCTCGCGCTCGAACGGCCGCAGGTCGGAGCCGATCCCCACTTGCGCCCCCTTGGGCAGCCCGCGCAACACCTCGCTCGGCACCCGCCCGGCGCGAGGCTCGTAGCGCACCACGCCGCCGCCCGGCCCCTCTGGGATCACGAGCCGCAGGTACTCGAACGGCCTGGGCGTGATCGGCTGCCCCTCGCCAGCGAACGCCTCGCGCGCCTGGATCAGCAGCGCGTCCCGCAGACCCGGCTGCGTGTCGATCCGCGTGACCGGCTCGTTCGGCCCGTACGTGACCTCCTCGCCGCGGCGGGTCTGCACCTTCACGACGTTGCCCGGCGTCTGGATCACGTGCTGGGCGTGGACGCGCTGGCGGCGCTCGCCCTTCGGCGGCTCCAGCCAGAAGTCGTCGCCCGGCTTGATCCGAGACGCCTTGATCTTCCGCTCGCTCTCGACCGGTTCGGTCGTGCGCGTACGCATCGTCCCCTGGCCCGGCAGGTCGCGCATCGCGAACGCACGCTCGATGGCGAGCCTGCGAATCCAGCGCCCACCGCGGCCCCGCGGGTGGAGGTGCTCCTCGTACTCGGCCTCGACGGCCGCGCGCCCCCGCCGGACGACGCTCGTGCCCGCCTCCTCGAACGCCTCGTCCACGAGCAGCGCCGTGCGGTTCAGGACGTTCATCTCGGCGTCGTTGATGCGGATGGCGTCGTACCCCTGGCTCATCGCGTAGCGCGCCGGGTCACGCGCGACCTCGGCCAGCACCTCCTCCTCGCTGGCCTTCTCGGAGAGGCCCGGCGAGCGAAGCTTCTCGGCCAGCCGCTTGTGCTCGGCCTCCGCCCGGCCGCGGATCTCCTCGTACTCCACGACGTTCGCCTGCGGGTGGAGCGCCATCCGCTGGACGGTCGGCCGGTCCGTCTTGGCGGCGATCCCACGGGTCGGCGGTGCCTGCGCGTAGCTGACCGCCCGCGTGCGGCCGTCCTCGCCGTGCGCCACGTAGATGCCGGAGCCTCGGAAGCCCTGTCCGGCGTAGTAGGGGCCGGTCACGAGCGCCTCGGCGTACGTCTCGTCGGAGACGCCCCGCCAGACCTCGGTGCCCCCGGCGGCGACGGCGGCGTCCACCTCGCCGCTCGGGACGCGCGTCGGCCGTCCGGCGTAGCCGAGGTCGGTCGCCATCTCGAACATGAACTCGTCGCCGTGGGTGCCCGTCTCGCGCATCAGCGCCGGGCGGGTGCGGGCACGCCGGAAGGCCATCCCGGAGGCGAGCGGGCGGTCGCGTCTCTGGATCTCGGGCAGGCGGGGGCGTGCCGCCACCTCGGCACGCACGGCCCGGCCTAGACCGAGCTTGCTCCGCCACTTCCCTGTCCGCTCACGAGGGTGGAGCCGCTCGACGTATGCGCTCGCCTCCTGGATGCGTGCAGCGGCCCGCTCGACCGCGTCCCAGAATCCGGCATCGTCGTCCCCAGCGATCTCGTCTGGAGGCACGTGTACGGCTCCCTGTGCAGCCCAGAGCGCATGAAGTGCTGTAACGAGGGTCGTCAGTCGCACGGTGTCGTCGGCCTCGGAGATCGCCTCCTGTGGCGTCCTGAGCCACTTCACGCCGTTCCACCCGGAGCCGAGCAGGAACGCCTTGCCGAGCCACAGGTCGTGACCACCCTCGCTCCAGTGCGGGCCGTCGCGGCCGTAGGCGGCGATCTCCGCCGGAGAGGTGAACCAGTCGGGATCGGCCTCGATCCCCTCCTCGCGCCGGACGCGCGCGCTCGGCCACTCCTCGTCGTGCGGGAACTTGTCCTCGAACGCCGCCCATGCCTGCGGCCCGACGTGGCCCTGGATCTCGCGAAGCTGCTGCTTGCGATCCGGCTTGCCGTACTCGGCGTACGCTTCCCAGAGCATCTTCGGCCCGGCGACCGGCCCCAGGTCGAACTCGAACCCGGCCCGCGCCCAGGCGTAGCCACCCGTCTCCATCGCCGCCGTCAACTCGATCCTGGTCACGCCGTGGCGGAGCGCCTGCTGCTCCTCGTGCGCGTAGAAGGCCGTCGCGAAGCCGCGCTCGCGGAAGTCAGGGTGTAGCTCGATCAGGTCGCGGGTGATCACCGGGCCGTCGTCGTCGTACAGGGTGTGCTCGAAGTTGCCGACCGTGATCGGCCCGCCGCCGTCGCCGGGGTCGTGCTCGAACGTCCCCCAGATCGTCGTCGCGCGCGCGTCGGCGTCCACGGTAGTGCCGTTCACGTGCGCCTCGATGCCGCCGTGCTCGAACCCGTCATAGATCGCGGCGAACCCGCGCGGGTCGTCGCGCAGGTCGATGATGGGCGTCCGCGGCAGGTCGGGCACGTCGCGCCACTTGCCGTAGCGGTCGCGCGGGTGAAGGTGCTCGACGTAGCTACCGACGCTCACGCAGCACCGCCTCGATCAGCGCCTTCCCCTCGTCGCGCTCGGCCTGGTCCTCGGAGGCGATCAGGTGGACGAGCGACATCAGCACCTCGGGGTTCGCCTGCGTCGCCAGCCAGGTGATCAGTTCCGGGAACTGCCCGTAGATCGTGCTCGGCGGCGACGGCCCCGGCGTCCAGAACTCGGGATCGAACAGGTAGCCCGCGTCGAAGCGGTCGAGGAAGGTGTGTAGCTGCGAGAGCACCAGCGGGGGCATCGCCACGAGCGTGCTGCGGGCGAGCCGCCGGTTGACGGCCTGGCCCGCCTTGCCGCCGCGCTCGCGCAGCCCCTTCGCCCCTCCGAGCTTGCGCAGCTTCTCGATCCACTTGCCGAGCCGGTTGCGCGGGTGCAGCCGCTCCTCCCAGACCGCCTCGGCCAGCACCTCAGCGAGCGCCTCGGAGAGCGGCGAGTCGCTCCGGTCATCGTCGCCCAGGTCGAAGTCCGGCACGTCGTCGTCCAGGACCGGCCCGCCGAGCGCGAACTCCGCGGCGCTCACGAGCTTCCCGGCGCGCATGTCATCGAAGCTCTCCAGGTACCGCTCGACCCGGCCGATCACCTGGGCGCGGTCGTGTGCGTTCAGCGTGGTGTCGGCCTCGGCCTCCGCGCCGAGCACGTGCAGCATGTCCTCGTCAGCGATGGAGCCTTCGACGCGCTCGATCCACTCGGCCAGCGCCACGCGAGGAGTGTACGCCGGACGGCGGCGAGCCTCAGCCGAGCCAGGCTGCGGCGAGCATCGCGACCACGAACGCGAGCAGTGCCGCGCACGTGATCAGGAACACCGCCTGCCCGCCGGTCACAGACCGAGCCTACGTCGCTCGCTCGCGCGAAGTGTGCCGTTCTGGTTACGGCGTCCGACGAAGGTCATCCGGCACCACTGGCGCAGCCTCTCCTCGTCGTGCAGCAGACCCGGCTGCTCGTGCTTGGCTGCGCCGAGCAGGTAGCCCCACATGAACGCGAGCGCCCAGTCTGGCTTACGGATGCCCACGCGCTCCATCTCCTGCCCGATGATCTCGACCGGCCCGATCACGTCAGCCGCCCCTCCAGCTTGTACCGCTTCAACGCCGCCCTGGCATGGCGATGGCAGTAGACCCCCATGTAGTCGTTCCGCCCGTTGTAGAGCGCCTCGACGGCGGGCCTCTCGCACACCCGGCAGCGGGGCAACGGGCGCAGGTGCGCTCGGGCCTGCGAGGCCGGGATCGGGTCGTCGCTCACGTGCGCCGCCGCCGGGCCAGGACGAACGTGACGACGCCGACAACCACCGCCTGGACCACGCAGCCGCACCCGCAGCAGGTGATGCCCGGCCCGCGCACGGCGGTCACGAGCGCAGCTTCTCCAGCGCCTCGCGGGCGACCTCGATGCTCCGCTCGCGCTGAGCGACGGTGCGCTTCTCGTCGCCCCAGGTCATCTGCGCGAGCATCCCGGCGATGAACTCGACGCGGCCTTCGCGCAGCGGTTGCGGCGGCTCGGCGTCCATATCGAACAGCCTGTCCTCACTCACGGGCCTGCGCGCCGGGCGGCTGGATCGGTGGCCCGGCGGGCGGCTCGATGGGCGGCTCCGGCCCGGTCGGTTCCTCCACCGGCTCCTCCCCGCCCGGCTCCTCCGGCAACACCGGCAGTTGCGACGCCTCCCCCGAGGCCACCAACTCGGGCTGGTGTCCGTCGTGGTAGTGCAGGGTGCGCGGGATTAGCTCCAACTCCGGCACGTTGATCGTGGTCGGGTCGTTGGCGTTCTGGACGATCATCTTCTGCGCGGTCACGAGGAAGTGCGGCTGCTCCTCGTCAATCAGGTCGCCGCACGAGTCGCACACGAGTCTCTCGGTCATCTCGGCCTCCTTACGTGTAGGGCAGTAGCCGCGCCGCCCCGAGCAGCGCGAGGATCAAGAGCACGATCAGCGCGAGCACGAGCAGGTCGTGGGAGGTCACGCCGGATACTCCCGGCCGACCCAGGCCCACTCGCCCCAGCGGGCATAGTCGCTCCAGCGCAGCGACACCCACCAGCACCACGGGCAGTTCTCCGCGAGGAACACATGGATCATCCCTGCTCCGTGTGCGAGTCGCGGCCCAGCATGTCCAGTTCACGAGCCGTATTGAGCAGGATCTCGTACAGGTCGTCGGAGATCCCGAACCGCTCCTTGTTGTGCAGCAACCCCGTCTCGAACGTTCCAACCTTCGCGGGGTCGTCGGTGCGCTGCTTGACCCGCTCAGACGCAGCCCGCCAGTCGCAGAGCATCTCGATAAGCGCCATCAGGTTCATGCCGCGCACACCGTTTGGGTAGTGCTCCGGGTGGTGGTCGTTGTGTTCGAAGTGGTGATCGAGCGCAGGCCCGAGGTCGCGCAGCGACCGCCTGTACTCCTCCGACCCGTACTCCAGCGTGGCGAGCTTCGGCGTGGCGATGTTGAAGGCGGATAGCTCCGGCTCGACCAGCTTGGAAGCGTCGTGTCGGGCGCGCCGATGCGTGAGGCTGGAGATCGCCCGGTCGATGAAGAAGCGCACCCGGTCGATGTGCTCTCGCGTCTCGGGCCGGGAGTCGTAGTCGCTCATCCCTGCTCCGTGTGCGAGCCTCGGAGAGCGGCCTGAACGATGAGGTATGCGTTGCCGATGATCTTCGTGCGGTTCGCCCGCACGTCCGAAGCCCGCTCTAGTTCCCGTCCGACGGCTTCCAGCGCCTCTCGCGCCGCGTCTGGTGCGGCGGGACGAGCGGCTAGGAAGTCGAACACGTTGACCTGTCCGGCCAGGAACCCCGCACAGAACTCGTCACTGTAGTCGCTGATATCCACGCCCAGCGACTCCCGTGCTGCCCGCTCGCGGATCGTCTGTGCGTCGTCGCTCATCAGTCCAGCGCCCTCCACTCGGTCTTGCGGCATCGCTCGCAGTACCACTCCAGGACGCGGTGCCAGTAGCCCCAGCCGTCCATCCGCCGGACGGGGGAGCCGAGCGGACGCCAGACATGGACGCACTCGCCGGTCGGCTCGCTCATCGCCCCTCCATCTCCGGCTCTGTCGTTGCCGGTCGCGGCTCGACCCGGTCGGAGTTGTAGTTGCCATACTTGGCAAGCTCCCGTGCCACGTCGAGCTTGTGTTCCAGGTGTCGGACAGCGAAGTCCTCGTCGTCCCCCATGTCGATGGCGATGCGCACCGCCTCGCTGAGCGACGCTGCCGTGTGCGACGCCGTCCAGATCAGGTAGTCGCGGTAGCTGATCCTCTCGGTCACGTGCTCTCCTCCTCGGCCTGCTCGACGCCTTCGAGGATGCCCTCGCGGATGAACGCCTCGCGGATCTTCTCGACCTGCTTGTCGCGGGCGACGATCAGCATGGCCCCCTCGAACTCGACGGCGAAGATGTGCGCGTCGTTCTCCTCCAGGATGCGGGCGAAGTAGCGGGTCGCCTTCTTCGCCTGGTCCTGCACCTGCTCGCGGTTGACGAGCAGCCGCTTCACGCGCGCTCCTCGTTCGCCTCGATCAGCGTCCGCACCGGGGCGAGCGCGACGAAGGCGAGGATGCGGGCGTCGTTCTCCTGGTCGAGCGTCCAGCCGTAGCGGGCGACCAGCGCGCCCAGAAGCCGCTGGGTCGTCTCCTCCTCGACCTCGGCGTACGTCTTGGCCCGCTCGCTCACGACTCCTCCTGCTGCCGCCGCGCCCGCGCCACTGCCAGCGCGCGCTCGTCCAGCACGAGCGTGATCGCGTCCCCGATCTCAGCGCGCCACTCCGGCTCAAGCTCGGCCAGCGGCCCGTAGGCGAGCAGGTCGTCCATCCAGGCGGGCCACTGCCCCGTCGGGCGCTCCACGCTCATGCGCAGCCCCTCGTGAACCGTTTGGTGCCGGGGTCCATCTGGTACCAGCAGATCAACTCGTTGAGCGGCATCGTCTCCAGCGTGTCGGGGTCAAGACCGGTCGGTCTACCGCAGTGCGTGCATCGCCCGCCGTCGGCCAGCCGCTCACAGAGCCTGAGTGCCGCCCGGACCGGCTCAGGCGCAGCGTCGGCCTCCCAGCCACCGCCGTCGTACAGGGCGACGACGAACCACACGACCGGCTGCTCGTCATCGGAGTAGCGGATCTGCACCTGCCTCGCGCCCTGCGTCCGCCCGATGAAGTCGATGGCCGCGGTCAGCTTGGCGTCGTCCAGGTTGACCGCGCTCACTGCCGTCTCCAGTCACGGATCAGCACGGCGACCATCAGCCCGAGGGTGAAGCCGCCGGTTGCCGTCACCCACGGCTCGTCATGCACCGCGCCCAGCACGGTCAGCACCATCGCCAGCACGACGATGATCGTCTGCATGAGGTACCGCTCAACGAAGCCCATGCCCTTCCGTCGCGAACTCGTCGGCGTGCTGGGGGCACATCACGGCAACGGTGCCGTCTGGCATCGGCACCTGCCGGGTCGCCTCCTGGTCGCACTGCCCGGCCAGGGTGTTCCGCGCGCAGCGCCGGGCCAGCAGGTGCGCCCGCTCGGTGCAGAACGGCCGGTCGTTGCAGTAGCGGACGTTCTCGACCATCACGACGTTGCCGTAGACGCGCTGGCGGCTGACGACGGAGATGACCGCGTCCGGCCGGTAGTCCGAGCAGCACATGCACGTCCAGCCGTTCGGGCCGATCTCCTTGCGCTGCTGCTCGCGCTCCCACGGCCTGCCGCCGTGCCAGCTAGCCGAGGCCGTCACCGTCCCGCAGCGCGGGCACACATCCCAGGCCGCGCCGAGCTTGTCCTCGTGCCTCTCCGGGCGCGCGTGACCGAGCACGAAGCAGACGGCCCGGCCGATCACCCGCACGGCCCCGGATGGCCCATCCGCTGTGAGCAGCCGACCGTGAACCCGTGCCCGCGCGGCACCCGGTGCTGGCAGACCAGCACGCGCCCCTGGGTGTCGTGGTAGACGGGTAGCTCCCAGGTGGTGCCGCCGTCGAACGACCACTCGCTCCTCGTCACGCCGTCCGGCAGTTCGGACGTGCGCTGCTGCGGCTCGGGCGGCGCGGGACGCGCCGGTCGGCGCGGGTAGGACGGCCGTCGTTGCCGCATCAGCCGCGCACCAGTTCGTAGGCGAGCGCGCCCTCGCCGTCGGGCCGAACGATCAGCCGCGCCTCCTGTCCGAACGTGACCTCGATGCGGCTGGTTTCGCACGTGATGCTGACCATGCCGCCCTCGCGCACGAGCACGTCGGCCACCCACGCCTCGACCGGCCCGCGGTCGTCCTCACGTGCCACCGGAACCCTCCTCCTCCTTCGCCCACTCGGCCCCGAGCGGCGGAGCCTGTCCCTTCGTGTCCACGAACGGCGGCACCTCGACCTGCACGAGCGTGCGGATCAGCGCGCCCATCGTCCCGCTGCCGGGTAGCTGCGCGGTGTCGAGCACACGCATCGCCGTCTCGTTGCGGCCGATCTCGCGCAGCAGGTCGTCGCGCAGTTCAAGCTCGCCGCGCAGATGTTCCTCCGCGGGCGAGACGACACGCCCGCTGTACGCCAACTCCTGGCCGCAGCGGACGCAGCGACGGACGGAGGTGATGCCCGGCTCCAACTCGCCCGGCTCGTGCCCGCGCACGACGCACCAGACCTTCCACAGCTTCACGGGCCTCACACGTATGACCACTCCCCCCTTCCGTCCTCGTCGCTGAACCGGACCGGCACGAGCAGCTTCGGCTGCGCCATCCCCTGGAGTGTGCGGATCGAGTCGGCCAGCCGTGCGCCCTCGGCGGTCAGCATCGGCTTCTCCGAGTCGCCCGTGATCAGCTTGCGGCGGCGCAGCGAGTGCAGCGTCGCGGCCAGGCCGACGCGGTTCGTCGCGCGCCAGCCGGGACGGCCCTCGGCGCAGAGCAGCAACACCTCCTGCTGGCGCGGCGTCAGCCTCACGCGCGTCTCGGGTCTGTCGTCGCCCAGGGCGCGCGTCCGTCGTCGCCCCAGGTCGTGACCGAGGTGTGGTCGCGCAGCTTCGTCCGCTGCTTGTGCAGGGTCGTGTGGCCCCTCGCTAGACCGCAGACGAACGTGAACCCATTGCCGCTCGTCGTGTGCCCGCAGACTTCCTTGCCCTTCATCGCGCCTCCCACTTGATGTCCGCGATGTCGGGCCAGACCTCGACCCACCGTGCCTCGTCGGCGGTCAGCGCCCAGCCGCGCGCGGCCTCCAGCAGTCCCGGCTGGCCGGGCTTCTGCCTCCAGCCGAGCAGGTGGTACTTGCCGTCCACGAGGGCAACGTGCAACTGCGGCATCGTCGCCGGGTTGTACTGGGTGCGCAGGAACTCGCGCACGACCTCCGGCGAGCCTTCCGGCCAGTAGCCCTCGAAGGTCAACTGGTCGAGGCGAAGCTGCCCCTCGCGCCCCTTCATGGCGACCTCCGGTACCGCTTGCCCATCGGCGCGTGCGGGTCGCGGATCATCTGCGCCAGCCCGCGCACGACGAGCGAGTCGGCGGCAGTCTCCCAGCCGGAGCCGGACAGCGTGTAGCCGCAGCGGTCAGCGATCACGCGCAGGCTCACGTAGTCGTCGTCAAGGTGGCGGAGCACCTCTAGCTCGAAGTCGGTGATCGGCTCGGTCATCGCGAGATGCATCCGCCCGTAGATCGGGCTGTCCGGGCCTGCTGGCCTGCGCGTGCTGCGGTAGGTGCCCATCCGCTCACGCCGCCTCTGCGCACGGGCCGCACACCTGCCTGATCCAGCGCAACTTGTTCTTGAGCCAGCACGTCCATGCGCCGGTCACGAACCTACCGCACTCGTGGCACACAGCGTGTGCCTCATCGTTCCAGCGCCAGACGATCTCGGGCGTCTCCATCAGAACCCACCCTCTCGGCGCTCCTGCTGCTCGCGCTCCCACTCAGGGCCGAACTCCGCGAACGCGATCTCCAGCGGGTGAACCTCGCGGCCGAGCTTGGCCGACAGGCGCTCGGCCTCGGCGTGCCGCTCGGCGCTCTCCTCCATCGCGTGGACGTAGCTCGCCGCGTCCTCCCAGGCGCGCAGGTGCATGAACTCGCGCTCCTCGACGGTGCCGCCCCGGTGGATGAAGCGCAGCCGGACAAGCTCCTCGCCGTCATCGAAGCGGTGCTGCACGAGCAGCCTGGCGACGAACCCGAACCGCTCGAAGTAGGCGCGCTCCTCGGCGTCCTCGAACGTCGAGTCGAGGAAGTGCTGGCGCGCCTCCTGCTCAGAGGCCCAGGCGCTCACGCCCGGACCTCGATCCGGTGAACCGGGTGGTCGCCGCTGGCGTCCTTGACGCGCACGTCCACGTACGCGCGGGTGTACCGCTCGATGCCGTGGTTGTACGCGGCCAGCCCGAGCGGCTTGATGGTCGAGCGCGCGTACGCCTCGGCCTCCTCGTACGTCGCGAACGGGGTGCCGATGGTGTAGTCGTCCGGCACGGCGAAGTAGACGCTGGTGGCGACCACCGGCTCGTCCTCCTCCTCCGTGAACTCGAAGCCGCGCGCCTCAAGCTCGCGCTGGTAGCTCGCCCGGCGCTCCTCGGGCGCGTCGGCCAGGGCCGCGATCAACTCGGCGTTGCTCGCGTCCTCGTACTGGAGGCGCTCGTTGAACCGCTCCTCCGCGAAGTCCCTCTGCTCATCCATGACTACCTCCTGGTCGGTCGTACACACGCCCGTAGGATAGCACACATCGTGTGGTCGCCGTCAAGAGCGGTCGCGCAGCATCTCCTCGATCCGCTCCAGCCGCTCCTCGATCCGGCGGAGCGACTTCTCGTTGCCGCCCCGGAACGCCGCCCAGGCCGTCTCCACAAGCGCCCAGAGGCTTAGCAGCGAGACGAACACGACGATGTTCAGCCAGCCGAGCAGGTAGGCGGGCACGACGAGGATGAGCCAGAAGAACACCCGCGCGAGGTCGAACCACTCCCCCCTGGTCAGGTGGGGGAGGGCTAGGCGGCTTCCGCGATCATCGTCTCGGTCGGGCGTCGCAACCCCTCCACCGGGAACACGAGTTCGAGCACCCTGCCCGGCTCGTCGGGGTTCCATTCCCCGAGCACCATCCCCGAGACAAGCGGGCGCGGCTGCTCGTCGTGGTAGCCGTAGATCCCCGCCCGGTCGGTGTCGCCGTACTTCGCGATGAAGTGGTACTCGCGGTCGCGGTTGCCCTGCCAGCGCCCGACCGGTGTCGGCTTGCCGACCAGCAGATCCCCGACCAGCACCGGCCGACCGCCCACCACGATCTCCCTGCCCGAGTTGCCGAAGTCGTCCTCCTTGAGCGGCTCGACCTTGCGGACGATGTCTTTCTGCTGGTAGGCGAACACGAGTCCTTCGCCGCCCTCCTCCTCCTCGGAGCGCGGGATGCCGCGGAACCGGTAGTCGGTGATGTAGCCGGTCGGGATCAGTTCGGTCACGCGCACGATCCGGCCGTCCTTGAGCAGCACCTCGTCGTCCGCCTCGACCGTGAACGTCCGCCTGGTTGACCACTCGGGCTGCACGGTCATCGGCGGCACGCGCACACGCCCGGCGTCGATCCACTGCGTGCCGAGGTTGCCCACGTGGACGGCGACGCGGTCGCCCTTCGGATCGACGCCCTTGACCGAGTAGCGCGTCTGGGCGGGCCACTCCGGCGGCGGGTCGGGCACCTCGACGTTCGTGTTGACCGAGGCCACGCCGTTCTGGACGGTTAGCTCGCTCGCGCGCGGCTCGATCCCCTCCAGGTCGGGCGTCACGTCAAGCAGCGGCTGGAAGTCGTTGCCGACGCCCTCGGTCTTGTGCAGGCCCGCCTTGGTCGGCTGAAGCAGTGAGCGCACGCGCCGGATGCCGCTCTCCTCGTCCGAGCCGGTCTGCTCCGCGATCTTGCGCCCGAGGAACTGGAACCGCTCCGGCTGGCTCATGTTGAACTTCATCCGGGTCATCGTCTCGCGCCACTCGTCCTCGGGGACGCCCGCCTCGGTGAGCGCGCGGCGCAGGTTCAGCCGGTGCCGCCGGTAGGTGCCGAGCCTCTGGTAGCTCCTCGGGTTCGCCGCCGCCCACTGGAGGATCTGCTCGCCGCCCGGCCCCATCGTCTTGAGCCACTCGATGGCGAGCGGGTGCGCTAGCTCCTCGGTCAGCGACTCCTCCATCGCGACCTGCGGGCTGTTCTTGCCGTACTCGCCGGAGCGGAGCGGGTTGACGCCGTGGTTGATCTCGTGCTGGTACACGTGCCAGGCCGAGTAGGCGTCCCCGGCCTCCTCGTCGGTGAGCGGCTCGCCCCTCGCGACCTTGTCCATCGCGACCTTCATCGCCGGGGCGATCCCCTGCCCGAACACGATGGTGCCGTTCCACTCATGGTGAGCGGAGTGGTCCTGCTTGCCGGAGGTGGTGATCACCGTCGGCACGTCCACCTTCGCGCCGTACCGCTCCCCGAGTTCGTCGGTGCGCCCGAGGCCGTCCGCGATCATCTCGTCCAGGCTGGTCGCGAACGTGCCCTCCGGCAGCCGGTCGCGGCCGACGGCCTTCGCGGGCTTCCACTCGACTCGCGAGATCACGCCGTCGCTCTTGCTCATCGGCATCCCCAGCCAGGTCGCACCCTCGGGGACGAGGCTGTCCACGCGCAGAGAGAGCGTGTGGCCGTTCGAGTCGCGCAGCACGTAGGAGTAGCCGCGGAACCCCGGCCTGCCGAGTTCGCGCTCGGACAGGTCGCTCACGGGCCTGCCGAGCTTCGCCGCGACCTTCTCCGCCCACTCCTGCTTCGTGTAGCGAACGCGCTTGCGCGACTGGACCGAGAAGCCGTGCTCGGAGCGCATCAGGCGGACCGTCGCGTTGCCCGGCTCCCCGATCTCGACCGGCGCTTGCCGGGCGTCGATCTTCTCCTGCCGCGCGGCCCGGCGCAGGTCGGCCTCAGCGGCTGCCTTCGCCTGCGCCTCCGCCTGCGCACTCGCCGCAGCCCGGCGCTTCGCCTTGAACTCCTCCTCAGTGAGAATCGCCGTCGCGTTGTCGGGGTCGGGGAAGCCGACCTTGTCGATGACCCCCTCGGTGTCCACGTGCCAGCGGTAGCGGAGCACCTCGCTGCCGTTCTGGGCGGAGAACTCGTGGACGTTCGGGTCGCCGCCGAGCGCCTCGCTGACCTTCCGGTACTGGCTCACGTTGAGCGCCGCCACGACCTCGGTGTGCGGCTGCCCGACCATCTCCTCGGGGTGGTAGCGGTAGCGGCTGCCGCGTGCGCGGGTGAGCATCACGGCCGGGGTGTCCTCGGTCGCGTAGATCGCTGAGAGCGTCCCTGCCTGCCAGTCCGGGTCGCCCTCGCGGAGCGGCGGGCCTGCGGCTTCGGTGAGGATGCTGTCGCCGCGCTGCGGGTGAATCCAGCGTTCCCACGCGCCGCCCTCGCCGCCGCTCCCCGACGAGAGTTCGTAGCCGTTCGAGGTCAGGTAGTACGCGAACGAGCGCCGGTCCTGCGGGTAGGGGTTCCCGCGCAGGTTGTCCGCGATCTCCTCGCCCCTGCTCGTGCCGCCGCCGATCTCGTGCCCGGTCGGGTAGCTGAACTCGCTGCCGCTCGCGCTCGTGATGAAGCCCGCGTTGTCGAACTCCAGCGTCAGCGAGCGCCCCGCCCCGTGGTTGAAGTAGACCGCGGTGCCCGGCTGGTTGCCGCTGACCGGCCCGAGCACGCCGTGGTAGTACGGCCGGTTCAACTCCTCCCCGAAGCCCGACTGGAACTCCCGGCGCTCGTACAACTGCTGGCGGGAGAGGCCGACGAGCGTCTGCGCGAACGCCTCGGCGGTGTCGGCCTGCTCGTCACGTGCCAGGAGCATCTGCTGGTACTCGTTGTCGGAGACGATCCGCAGCGTGTCGCTCAGGTCGGGCCTGCCGATCTGCGCCACGGTGCCGTCGGAGGCAACGCGAATCCTGATCGCGGCCTTCTCCTCGTGCCGATAGGTGTAGACGTTGCCGCCGGGGTCGGGCGTGAAGTCGCTCATCGTCCAGCCCGAGTCGATGTCGTCCAGCGCGTCGTGGTGGTCAGCGAAGTTGACGCCGACCCGGTAGCCGCCGAAGTCGTCCTCCTGCACGAACTGCGAGAGCGCCCACTCGACCTCCTGCCTGGTCGGCACATCCGGGTAGGCCGCGTCGATCTTCCTGTCGTGCCGCATGACGATGGCCCGGCCGTCCGGGTTCACCCAGCGCGTCCACTTGCCGTACTTCTCGCCAGGCTGGAACCCCTCCTCCCCGAGCAGCGCGCGCGCACTCCGCAGCGGCTGCTCTAGGACGGACGCGGCCACGTGCTCGGCCGTGCCGGGCGCGGGGTTGCTCGGCAGGTTCGTGCTCGCCGTCGTGCCGTCGATGCTGATGATCGCGTCGTTGTCGGAGACGACCACGACGGTCTGGCCGGTGTCGAAGTTGCGGAACACGTCACGCCGGTAGACGACGTTCACCGGCTCGTCGGGCGGGTTGTAGCTGCCGTCGTACTCGACCCGGTGAAAGCCGAGATCCATGCCCTTCACGTCGCCGGACAGGACGTTGATGGCGACGTAGGCGCGCCCGGTGTCGCGGAACTGCTGGAGCATCTGCTCGAACTCGGCGTCGTTCGTGTCCGGGTCGGGCGCGGGCGGCGGCTCGGGCGGCTCGGGCGTCGGGTCGCCGCCGTGCGCGAGCCGCTGCTCGACCTCGGGCGCGACCGGGAAGCCCTGGTGGATCGCCTCCGCGATGATCCCGCGGCCTGCCGGTGACTCCAGCCACGACCACCTGCGCTCGGGCGCGACGGGGTCGAACGCCTCCTCGTAGACGGCCTCCGCGTCGAAGCCCTCGACCTCGTCCGGCCAGTTCGAGCGGTCGTTGAACCACTCCTGGTCCTCGACCCCCTTGCGGATCTCGCGGGCGAACTCGCTCACGAGCGCGTTGCGGCGCTGGGCTGCGCTGAGCGCGTAGAACCTCGGGCCGACCCACATCTCGCCGCGCTCCTGGAAGTCAAGCGCGGTCACCGGCCGCTTGAGCTTCGGGGTGTAGGTGACGCCGTCCATCACCTTGCCGCGCGCGCCCGGCTCGCTGCCGCCGATCAGCCCGTCGAGCATCTCGTGCGTGAGCCGCTGGAGCGTCGGCTCGCGCTCGGGCGGCGGCTCGTCCACCGGGACCGGCTCGTGGAACACCGGGTCGCGGTAGAGCACCGAGCCGAAGCGGCTGTTGTCGAGGGCGGGGAGGTGCCGGGTGTCCACGCCGTCGTACCCGAGCGCGCGCATGATCCTCGTGCTCGGCGTGTCGCGGTCCAGCCGACCGGCCCGCAGGTCGGCACGCGACGCCTCGATCACGCCCGCGATCATCGGCGGGTTCACGCGCCGCCAGAGGCCGTACGGCGCGCTGCGTGCGAGCTTCTCTGCGATGGCGGTTCCCTCCTGCTCGCCGCCGTAGAGCTTCTGTAGCTCCGGGTCGTTGAAGCTCCGCTCCTCGCGGGCCAGCAGGTCGTCCTCCATCCCCCCGTGGGTCGCGTAGTAGTTCACGTCCCCGAGCCACCTGTGCAACCGGTCGGCGTTCTCCTCGCTCGGCGGCATGTAGAGCTTCTTGCCGGACAGGTCGAGGCCGACGAGATCCCGCCCCCTTGCTAGGCTCGGGATCGCGTCGGCACTCGACGCGAAGTATGCGCCGGAGCCGAAGAAGCCGTCGCCGCGCGTGCCCCACTGCTGGTCGCGGAGCGTCTCGGTCGTCATCTCCGCGCCGGGCACCTGCGCCCGGATGCCCACGTCCGGCCCGATGACCGGCGACACGATGCGGTAGCTCTCGCGCGCCGCCGACGCCGGGTTCGAGAGCGGCGGCGCGTCCGGCAGCGGCAGTCCCTCGGACTCGACCCGAGGCAGCGGCTGCTCACGCGCGTAGTAGCCCGCCTCGTCGTAGTTGACCAGCCCCTTATCCACGAGCGCGTAGAGCACCTGCTGCACGCCGCGGTCGGTCATCCCGAGCGGACCGGCCAGTTCAGATGCTTCCAGCCCAGCACGGGTGCCGCCGGTCGGGGAGGTACCGCCCTCCGGCCCCGGCAGCATGTCGAGGATCTGCTGCTGCCTGGCGGTCAGCCGCGGCTCCGTCGGCTGCTGCTCCAGCCCCTCGCTGCGCGTCAGCCCCTGCCAGTCGATCTTCCGGCGGTCAAGCTCGGCGCGGGCCTGGTCGTTGATCGCCTTCGCGCGTCGAGCCGCCGCGCGGTTCGGGGTGTCGAGCAGCCGCTCCAGCGACGCGCGCTCACGCTCCAGCAAGTCGGCGTCGCCAAGCTCCCTGATCTCCTCGTCGCTCATCCCGAGCAGCGCGGGCGGAGGCGCGGGCATCTCGGGCGCGTGCATCACGTCGCGCAGGTGCTTGCGGCTCGTGCCGGTCACCGAGGAGATCAGCGCAATCGTCTGCTCGTCCGTGCCGAACCGCGCGCCCATCGCCATGATCGAGTCGCCACGGTCGTAGGCGGCGGCGATCTGCTCGCGGACGCTCGGCCCCGTGGGCCGCACGCTGCCGGGCGAGATCTTGCCGACCACGCCGTTCTCCCAGCGGACGTTCAGGTGCCCGCCCTGCGCGTTCAGGCCCGGCACGTGCCGAAGCACCGTGCCCTGCATCGCACCCGGCCGCGGCTCCGCGCCAGCGCCGGGGGTCACGATCACGTGCGTGCCGGACGGGTACATCTCGCGCACCTTCCGGGCAGCCGAGTTCGTGCGCAGCGCGTTCTTCTGCTGGGGCGTGTCCTGCCACTTCGGCAGGTCGATCCCCTCGCTGCGCGGCAGACCGGCCCGCTCGCGCATCGCGTCCGCCTTCTCCTGCTCGCCACGAATCTCCAAGATGCGCGCGGAGTAGCGCAGCCTGTCCTCGTGAGACAGATCGGGGTCGCGCAGCATCAACTCGTACCCAGCTACGTCGCTCGCGCGCGTGCGCCCACGTGACCGCGCAGGCTTCGCCCGGTACTTCGCCACCCACTCCGCATCGAAGTCAGGGCGCTCGATCCCCTCGCTGCGCACAACGTCGGAGGGCCGCACGTACACGTCCGACTCGGGCAGCCAGCGCGTGACACCGTCGGGGAGCGTAACGCCGATGTGCGGGTTCTCCGGGTCGCGCTCGTTCGGGAGCATCTCGGCCGGAACCCACTTGACCTCCTCCGGCGTCGGCTCGCCGCCGCGCGGGTTGGCGATCACCCATTCGCTATCAGGCGCGTACTCGCCCGGCCGCTTCGGCCGCACCGCGATCAGGTCGCCCACTTTGGCATAGCCGCCCGTCGCCGCGCGGTACGTCGTATGCGGGTTCCGCCAGCCACCCTTGATCGTCGTACCCTCCGGCAGCCCGGCGAGCTTCTCCGCAGCCCAGTCGCGGCGCGCCTTCACTTCCCCAGCGAACTCCGCGCCCCACTCCTGCGCGTTCTTCCAGGTGCGGTAGACCTCCTCGTCGCGCTGCCCCTCGTACTCGACGGCGAACCCCGACTTGAGCTTCTCGACCGTGATCGTCACGTCACCACCGAGCCGGTTCGAGAACACGCTGACCTCGACCCGCTGCCCGACCTTGGTCGGCTTCTCGGCGGGCGGGGGAGCGTCCGGGTCGTACAGGCCCAGGCCGCTCGGGCGCGTGAGCACCGTCTCCTTCACGCCACGGAACTCGTCGTGCTTCTTGATCGTGAACTTGCCCTCGTAGACCTTGCCGCGCTCAAGCTCCGAGGAGCCGAACCACTTGTAGACGTTGCCGTCGTCGTCCATCAGCTTCGTGATGTAGGTGACGCCGTAGTCGCCGTCGCGCTCGAACACGGACATGACCGTGGCCCGCACGTTCAGCCGGTCGCCCACGCTGCCGACGTGCTTGGAGTCGGCCTCGACCTCGGCGCGCTTGCGCCGCTCGATCTCGCGCTCCTCGTGCTTGGCGTGCGCGACGACCACGTAGGCGAGGTAGCCCGAGCCGCGCTCCGGCACGTGCTCGCCGCGCGAGGCGACGTACATGTTGTGCTCGAACTCGCTCGCGTCGCTCGTCTGGTGGACCTTCGCGCCGATGTGCTCGCGCACCCACGCCAGCGCCGCCTTCGCGCGCTCGCGGTCGGCGTCGGTCGGCTCGACCCACATCGGCTGGCCCTGCTTGTTCGTGTTCTGGCGGCTCCAGTGGTAGTAGTTCGAGTCGGCCTCGTCGGCGGTCGCCTGGCCGCTCATGGCCGAGCGGGACACCCAGCCATTCGTGCGCACCATCGTCGCCACGTGCGTCAGGTACGCCTCGGTCGGCACGAGCCGCCTCGTGCCTCCGCCTCCGCCACGCTCCTCGTCGTCCTCCTCGTCCGAGAAGGCCAGCATCTCCTGCCACCGCTCCATGTAGGCGGCGATGGCGTTCGGGTCGCCGTGTCCGAGGAAGTCGCGGATGCACGAGGAGCCGACGCGCTTGACGCCCTCCTCCTCGTTGGTGACGACGTAGGTCATCTTGCGGTCGCGCTTGGTCTTGCAGTAGTCGCAGACCGGCTCGCTGTCGCGGAAGGCGTCGAGGTTGATCGACTCGTCGGAGCCGGGCATCCGGCGAATGAAGTTCATCCCCTCGACGTTCTGGAGCGAGGCGAGGAAGTCCCAGCCCGCGATCTTCGGCTCGGAGCCGCTCACCATCGCGTACTGGTAGATGCGCTGCTCGCCCTCGCCCTCGGGGACGATCTCGCTCTCGCGGTGCTCGACCGTCTCGTCGCCCAGGTCGGTGACCACGGGCGGATCGAGGCCGATCTTGCGCGCCGCCTTCGCGAGCTTCTCGATCTGCGCGTCGAGCTTGGCGCGCTGCGAGGAGTCGTACCGGAACACGCGCCCGCCGACACGCGCCTCGGCGGCGGAGGCGGCAAGCTCGGCCGTGTTCGCAGTGGCTTCAAGGTCGTTGTCCTGCGCGATGACGTTGCCGTCGCCGTCCCACTGCTTCGAGGCGTTGGCGGTGAACCGGGCATCGGTCGCGTCGCGGCGGAGCCGCCAGGCGGCGTGGTGCTCAGGCCGAGCGCGCCGCGTGATCGTCGTCAGCGGATGGGGGCGCTCAACCACGGGTGTGATCTCTTGGTCGGTCATGCCCTCAGTATAGCGCACATCGTGTTCTATCGGGAGGGCTTCGGAGAACACCGCGACAGCCGAGGAAAGGCGCTCGGCGTCCCCGTCGATGGAGGCCGCGCGCCTCACCTCCTCGGCCGTTCGCCGCGGCGGAGCAAGGGAGGGACCATGCTCGGGCACGGCGACCGTGCCGCGCTCGCGGACCCGCTGCTTGACGCCGTCCGAGAGGGCGTCGGAGGCGTAGCGCGGGCGCTCCAGCGGCGCGGCAACGTTGTGGACGACCACCAGCCTGCCGCGACGGCGCGACTCGTGTAGCTCGTCGGGGTGCGCGACGCGGCCGTCGGGGAGCGTGATGTAGTAGCGGATCGGCTGGCCGGAGAGGTCGCTCGTGCGGAACAGGTCCGGGTTGTACTCGCCCACGTAGCCCGCGTCGGCGTACACGTCCCCGGCGTTCGCGAGCATCTCCGCGAACTCCTCGTCGCTGACCGTCAGCACGCCCTTCTCCGCCGCCTCGCGCTGCGCCTGCTTCTCGCGTGCGATCTTCGCGCTGCGCTTGCGCATCGCCACGTGCGTGTTGATCTCGCGGTAGCGGGCCTCGCGGCCCTCGTGCATCGACCGCTCCTGGTCCGTCAGGGTGGAGCGCCCCATGTCGGCGTCGCGGAGCGCCTCGCGCGCGCCGGTCACCCCCATCAGCGAGTTGCCGTGGACAAGCTGCGAGAACGTTCGCTGCAACTCCAGGAGCGCCGCGTCGTCGGCGTCGCGGTACATCTCCGTGGCTTGGTCGAGGAAGGCGATCTCGGAGGCGGCGTCCTGGAGCGAGCGGAAGCCAGCCTCGCGGGTCGCGAACTCCAGCGGGTCGCGCTCGATCCCCTCGCTGCGAGTCAGGTAGTCGTCCATGCTGTCGAGCACGCGCGCGCTGCCGTCCGGCTGAAGCACGAGCGACTCGCCGTTGATCCGCATGAACACCCGTTCGCCCTCCGCGACGGGCCGCACGTACGACCGGCCGGTCACGTCCTCCATGCGCTTCTCGCTCAGCCAGGCGAGCTTGGCCTCCATGCCCTCGACGGCGTTCAGGTCGTTCACGCGCCCGGCGATGCTGTTGTCCACCGGGGGCGGCACGCGCCGCCGGAACGGGTCGCGGTAGATCGAGCCGGGAAGCTGCGCCCACTCATCGAGCAGGTCGTCACCGAACAGCGCCCGCACCGCACGGGACGCGCGGCTGTTCACGCCAGCCTTGCCGCCGATCAGCCGATTGACGACCTCGACCTTGATCGAGTCCGGCCCCGCTCCGGTCAGCCCCCGCTTGTTGACGTGGTAGGCGAAGGCAACCTCGCTGCCCAGGTCGAACTCGGTGCGTGAGCCGTGCATGTGGTGCGCCTCGTGGATCGCCGTGTAGCGCGGGTCGGCTGCCCACTCGCTGCCGATCCGCTCGTCGCGCGTGTCGGCCGTCCGCACGCCGGGCCTGCGCGTGTCTACCCGAGCCGAGGTGGCGTTCAGGTCTGTGACACCCCAGCCGTCGCGCGACTGGTTGTCGTCTCGGAGCAGTGTCATCCCGACCCGCTTGGTGCCGAGGTTGAGCAAGCCCTCCGCCGCCGAGTCGGCCAGCCTGCCGTCCCGGCCCCAGCGCAGCACCCGCTGGAAGCGCGGGTCTTGCAGCACCTCGTCGTAATCATCGAGCGCGTCCGTGAACTCGCGCGCGACCTGGAGCACCTCGGTGTCGCTCCAGCCCGCCTCGTGCGCGCGCTCGATGGTGCCGGTGTTGCCGAGATGCACGCGCCGATGCTCGCCGTCGATGATCTGCTGTAGCTCGACCCGGTCGAGTTGCGCCCGTGCCTGCGCGGTGTCGATCCCCGTCGAGAGCGTCTCGTCCCGCGCAGCCGCCGCCTGGAGCTTTGTCATCAGCGAGCGGCCCGCCCGGATGAACGCGCGGCTCGCGCGGGCGTTGTAGCCCACGTCGGCGTTGCCCTCCCAGATGTCGATGGCGTTGTCGAGCGCGCGAGTGGTGAACCAGTTGGTCGCCGTCGGGGACAACTCCAGGTCGAGCGAGCCGTCGCCGCGCTTGCGCCCGCGCGCCGCCACCCAGGCGCGCACGAACTGCTCCGCCGCCGCGTTGTTCCCCCACTCCTGGGCGAAGTGGAGGATGTCCTCCTCGGTGTTGACGGTGTCGAGGTTCTCGAACATCTCGATCTCGTTCGCGATCCCCGGCGACACCCGGAACCTGACCGGGCGCGGTTCGGCCGGAGCAGCGGCGGCAGCCACGTCGAGCCTCCGCCAGACGATGTCCGTGCCGCCGCCGTAGCCGGAGCCGCTGCGATAGCCGTCGGCCGGGGAGTAGCTGTTCGCGACCAGGTCGATGTTGGCTGGCTGCACCGCGTAGACGCGGCCCTCGTAGACCTCCACGATCTCGGAGGCGGGCAACGCGCCCGGCATCCCGATCTCGCCGCGCGTGTCCGGCTTCACGTCGGCGGGCTTGCGCACCTTGATCACGTAGGCGGGCCGCTCGGGCGTTGCCTTGTAGGCGTACGGCGCGTAAGTGTGCGCGTAGCTCGCGGCCATCGCCACGTCCGTACCGAAGAAGGTCAGCCCCTCCTGCTCGGTGCCGAGGTTGTAGTCCCCGATGCTCTGGACGATCCCGCTGCGCTGGATCGCCTCGTACTCCTCGCCCGACATGCCGCGGTACATGAAGCCCTCCTCGGAGGGCGCGAGATCCTGGAGGAACCGCTCACCCGCGTCGGCCTTCGGACGCACCATCATCGCGTCCGGCCCGTACTTGTCCTGCGAGTCCGGGTTGGCGATCTCCGCGATCTCGGGATCGAAGAAGTGCGGGGCAGCCGCCGCCCTCGCGCCGCCCTCCTCCAGCCTGTCCCTGTCCTTCGGGAGCACGACCTCCTGGAAGCGGTCGCTGCGCGGTCGCCCGTACACGAGCGACCAGGCTGACTGGCCGTACTCGTCGCGGTGCGGGAATACCTGCACGTCCACCCGGCCGTTCGCAAGCAGCGCGCGCAGCCCCTCGTCGCGGATCTCCAGGTCGTCCGGCAGACCGAGCGCACGCAGCACCTCGGGCATCCGGTCGGCCTCGGGAATGCCGGTCGAGCGGACGGCGTCGGGCACACGTTGCGGCTCGCCGGGCACGCGCGGGGCGGGCGGCTCGGCCCGTGGCGCGAGAAGCGTGCCGTTGATCCGCTCGGGCGTCAGGCGCACGAGCTTGCCGGGGTTCAGCGAGTCGTCGGTCGTGCGCGCGTGCGCCACCCATGCGCCGGGCCGGTCCGTCGGCTCGACCCGCTCGATCACGGCGGTCGAGTAGCCGCCGTCCAGCCGGTGGTCGTAGCGGATCGTGTCCCCGACCCGGAAGGTCTGGCCTGCGTGCTCGAAGCTGCGCGGCTCGCCATCGACGTGGACGAGGTTGTCGGGCACCACCATCACCGAGCGGCCGTCGCCCAGATCCACGTCGGTGAGGAACGTCGTCGGGGTGGGCATCACGCGCCGGATCACCCCGCTCACCTCCTCGCGCGCGCCCGCCTCGTCTCGTGGCTCCAGGGCGACCGTGGCGAGCGCGCCGGGGACGACCGGCACGCCGTTCACCTCGGGGGCGCTCGGCTGCTGTGTGAGGTCGAGCGCGAGCAGCGGGTCGAACTGCCGCTTGTCGCGTCGCTCCTCGGAGCGCGTGAGCGCCACCTCCACCATGCGCTTGGCCTCCGCGATCCGATCTTCGAGCGTCTGCTCGGGTTCGTCCGGCTCGGCCCAGGGCGGGCGCGGGAGTAGCTGCGGAAAGTAGTCGGCGGTCGCGCCTTGCACCATCCGCTCCGCGATCAGCCGGTTGCGGTCCTCGCGCGGCACGTTGAAGCGCAGGTTCTCGATGAACTCCTCGCGCTCCTCGGGTGCGACCTTCGCGTTCGAGAGCAGTTGATCGAGCGTCTGCCGGTAGTAGCCGTAGCTCCCGCGCGAGTAGACGTTCTCGGGAAAGTCGGCCTGGAACTGGAGCGCCTCGGTGATCCCTAGCCGCTCCGCGAGCCGCGCCGTCTCGACCCGCGCCCACTCCTCGTTGAGTGCCTCCTCGAACGCCTTGTAGTCAGGGTAGGCGTACAGCCCGGCCGGGACGTTGTCGGCCGCGTGCATGGCCTCGTGAACGCTCGTGGCAAGCCCGGCCCACAGGTCACCGGCCTCGTAGTTCGTCAGCGGGCGATCCTCGCGCTTCGCATCGAAGTAGGTGTCGAGCGCCTTGAACGAGTCCACGCCGACGACGATCACGCCAGCCCGCTGCGAGTAGTAGCCCGCGTGGTCGTCGGTCAGCGGGTCGCGGCTGATCGCGACCAGGTGCGGCGCGGGCTTGCCGTAGCGGTCGGCCGTCTCCTCCGCGAGCGCGGCGAGCGCCTGCCGGAACTCCCCGATGTTCGAGATCGAGTCGGGCATCGGCACGTGCCCCTCGGCCTCGGTCGTCGGCCTCCAGTTCCAGTCGATCACCTTGCCCCCGGCGGAGATCACATCGACCTCCGCGCCCGACTCGTGCCGCATGACCGCGAGCGCCGCCTGCCTGCCCTCCTCGTCGTACCGCTCGATGGTCGTCACCTGCACCGGCTGGAAGGCGTTGCCGCGCATCACCTCGATGGCCGTCGCCGTCGTGTCCCCGATCTTGACCGGCTGGTGCTCGCCGTCCTGGTTCTCGACCGCGGCGACGACCCGCTGGTGGATGCGCTCGAACTCGGCGTTGTGGATCTCGGCCGTGGCCCGGTCGATGGCCTCGCGCCGCTTGGTCGGGAGCGGCTCCTGCATCTTCGGCGTCGAGGGCACCTTGCGGGCGTCCACGACGGACGGCTTGTCGAGGTCGTTGTGCCAGGGCGGCTTCTCGCCGGGGATGTGGACGAGGTAGCCGTTGCGGTAGATGTTCCCCGACCCGGCCGGGGACGTGAACTCGACGCCGTCGATCACGCGCTTGAACTCGCGGTCACGCGGCACGAACACGAAGTTGCCGCGCATCCACATCCAGTCGCCGTCACGTGCTCGCGCGCCCTGCGCCGGGGTGGTTGGCAGGTCGGGCACGAGCTTGCGCAGCGAGCGGCGTATCTTGCCGCGGATCGTCGGCCTGCCCGGCCGTGCGCCGCGGCGGGGCCGGAACTGCCCGCCCTTCGTCGTCCCGGCGGCGTACCGCTCGCCCACCTGCCTGCCGTAGAACGCCTCCTCGGCCCAGACGCCGTCCTCGACTTCCTCCAGGAAGGCGTCGATCTCCTCCGGCGTCGCCGTCTCGTAGATGTCGGAGAGCCGAGCGATCACCTTCTTCGCGCGCCGCATCGCGTCCTTCGCGTCGGGCACCTGCGCCTCGGTCATGAAGCCGCGCTCGGTCGCCTGGTCGAGCGTGTAGAGGTGGCACGCGCACCCGGCGTGTAGCTGCGGGTGGATCAGGTGCAGGACCGGCCAGGGCCAGAACTTGTTGCCCATCGCCAGGCAGCCGGGCGTGTGCTGGCGGACGCCCTCGGAGAGCTTCCAGAACGCGCCCTGCGGCGAGAGCCGCTCCAGGTCGATCATCTCCATCCGCGTGTAGGCGCGCTCGGCAACAGCCTCCTCGCGCTGGGTCAGGTAGCGCCGCTCGCGGTCGAGGATGCGCTGCACCTTCTCGACCCGCCGGGCGGGGTCGGCGGTGCGCAGCGCACGCGGCAGGTCGCGCTCCAGCCGGACGCGGGCCTTGCGCTGGAAGGCGCGCTCGCGCTCGCGCTCCTCGCGCACGAGCGTGTTGACCTCCTCCGGGGTGCGCTCGGGGAAGCGCCGCTGCACGCGCGTCGGCAGCACCTCGATCCAGACCTCCTGTCGCTGGGTCGCGAAGCGCCCGAACGCGCCGAGGATGTTCGCGGTCGCCTTCCTGATCGCCTCGGCGGTCAGCGCCGCCGCGGCCGTCCCCGCGGCTGCCGGTGCGAGCGTCGTCCCGACGGCCGCGCCCGTGCCGACGACGGCAGCGACCCCCGTCGGGGTCGCGGTGTCAGTCGGAGGCGGCGGCTCGGTGGTAGCGGCGACCGGCGGCTGGCGGGGAGGAGCCACGAGCTACCGCGGAGGCGTCCTCGGCCATCCCTCGATCACGCCGATCAGCACCGCCCCGGCCCAGCACGCCAGTCCGAGCGCCGACCACGCAAGCGCGTCGTTCGACTCGATCACGTCGAAGCCGATCAGCAGGCTGATGATGAAGAACACGACCGCTGCGGTGAGCAACAGGGCTGACAGCACGCGACTACTCACGTCTTACCTCCCGTTCTCGGCGGCTTTGCCGTTCGTCGTGGCGAGGTCGGCAAGCTCGTCCTGCACGACGCTCACCACCTCCGCCCAGAGGCTGTCGGTGCGCTTCTCCTCGGTCGTGACCTCGTCCGCCACGTCGTCGGGAAGCTCGCGCACGACGGCCTGCTGCGTCCGCACACGCTCGGGCGGCGTGGACTGCATCGGCGCGCCGTACGGGTTCTCCGGCCCGTGCATCTCCCCCTCGGCCCCCATGAAGCGCGCGAAGTCCGGCCCGAAGAAGTTGGGCTGCCCGTTGGGCGAGCCGGGCTGCTCGCCCTCCGCCTGCGCCTGCGCCTGCGCGAGCATCGGATCGACGTAGCCCTCCGGGAAGATCTCGTCCACGAGGTCGCTCGCGTTCTCCATCTCCAGGCCGTCGGAGAGCGCCACGTACAGGAGCGTCCGCGACAGTTCGAGGTTCGTGTTGTTCGGGTCGAAGGTGCGCGCGATGTTGGCGACGCTGCTGACCAGGTCGCCCATCATCCGGCGCAGCGGCGAGGTCAGCTTGAAGTCGTAGCCCAGGTCGCGCTGGGTGTTCGCCTCGTCGGCGGTCTTGTCCTCGTGCGCCTCGTAGACCACGCGGTAGCTCACGTGCTCGTCGCGTCCGAGGTTGCGGGTCGCGAGCAGCACGCGCCTGCGGCCCCGCAGCGACGGCACGCGCACGACCCCGACCAGTCGCTCGCCGTTCTCGGACGCCTCGCGGAGCGCCGCCGCCAGGCCGAGCGGGGCGGGCGCAGCGCCCGGCTCCTCGGTCGCCTCCGGCTCGACCTCCTCGGGGATCGTCCCGGCGTCCACCGCGCGCTCGATCACCCGGTCGATGAACCAGCGGTAGATGCCCTCGATGATCTCGATGCGCGTCTCGACCATCTTGAGCACGGGAAGCTCCATCGCCGTCGCCGTCGCCAAGCCCGGCCCGTCGCCCGCGCCCAGGTAGTGCTGCGGCCAGCGCGTCGAGGCGGAGAACTGGGAGCGCAGGTTCGCCGCGTCAAGCTGCGCGTTCGCCGCGCCCGAGTCGATCTTGAAGCTCTCCCACTGCGACGCCTCGTTCTCGGTCAGCACCGCGCCGGGCCTGCGCGGAGCCATGCCGTAATCGGTCGCGTCCACGTCAATGGGGAACTGCCCACCGGCCAGCGGGCGCTGGCTCGACACGACCTTCGCCGCTAGCCGGGCGACCTGCGCCGGGGAGCCGGTCACCTTGTTCTTGAGCACGAACGCCGCCGCCGCCTTGACCATGTCCACCCGCGACTTCATGAAGTCGTTGTAGGCGGTCGCCCAGCGGAGCACCCGCTGCCACTCGGGCACGCCAAAGACCATCTCGCTCGTGCGGTTCAGGGCGACGTGGTGGACGCGCCCCTTGCCGACCCGGTCCTCCTTCGGCTTGTCCAGCGGCTCGGCGCGGTCCTCGTCCTCGGCGTCCTTGACGTTGTGCCAGTGCTCGTAGTACCACTTCTCGGCCCTGATGTCGCCCTGAGTGTCGATCTCCCAGCGGTCGTTCTCGAAGTCCCACTTCGCCTTGCGCTGGCGCGCGACGTACCAGAGCACCCGGTGGCGGTTCTCGGGATCGGTGACAGCGTCCTCGACCGAGTCGTAGTTGAGCGTGCTGATCTTCACGCGCCCGTCGTCGCCCTCGTCAAAGAGCAGGAACAGGACGTTGCTCTGGAGCGACAGGTCGGTGTTCAGCGCGATCTGCGCCAGGAAGTCGGTCAGGATGCGCCGGTTGTCGGGGTCGTCCCACGCCTCATCGACCTTCTCCTGGACAAGCTCGTCGCGGCAGCGCGGCTTCGGGATGCCACGCCCGAGCACAAAGTCGTTCATCAGCGCGACCGCGCCGCCGACCATCGGGTCGTTGATCCAGGCGACCCGCGCCTTGCGCGCCATCACCTTCCGCGACTCCCACTTGACCTCCTGCTCGCGCCCGGAGAAGTGGTCGAGCACGCTCCAGCCAAGCAGGTCGAGCATCCGCGACTGCGCGCCGTACTCGACGGCCTGCTCCTCCAGGGCGCGCACCTGCCCGGTCGGGCGCACTGCGACGCCGAGCGCCGACTCGGCCAGTTCGAGCAGCCGACCGGCCGGGCTGGTCGGGTGCGGCAGCCGCGCCACCTACGCTGCCCCGACGATCCGGCTCTGCTTCACGACCTGCCCAACACGCTCGCGCGTCACCCCGACCCGCTTGCCGATCTCCTCGTAGGTCAGCCCCCGCTCGCGCAGGTGCAGGATCTCGGTGTTCCGCGCCTGCCGCGCCGCCGCACTCAGCCGCTTCCGAGCCGCCCTCGGTGATCCGTTCGAGCCGAACGACTGAACGTGCTCGGCTGCGCGGCGCGCCGCGACCACCTCGGGGTGCTCCATCTCGACCAGCGGGGTCGTGATCCCCTGCCAGATCCGGTGCTTCTCGGCCTGCCAGGTCGGGCAGAGCAGGTAGCCGCCTCGCGGGGTGCAGAACCGGCCGAGCGTGCTCGGGTCAAGGGCGCTCACGATCACGCTGTTCTCGATCCGGCAGTGGCAGCCCGACCCGGCCAGCGTCTCGCCAATCGGCACCCCTGCCGGGCACGGTATCTCCAGGTCGCGCACGACGCGGTTGCCGATGGCCTCCGCCACGCGCCCAGAATACCGCTCTGTGCGCGCTCAGTCCTCCCAGGCCGGAAGGTCGGTGACCGGCGAGAGCAGCACAGCGATGGTGTCCACGAGCACCTCCAGGTCGCGCTCGAACATCCCCTGGAACATCTCCCAGGTCTTGACCGGCATCCAGGGCGGCACGTTCTGCTCGACCATCGCGCAGACCGCGGCCACATGTGCGTGGACAAGCTCGTGGACGATGGCGTGCCGTTGCTGGTCGCGCGGCAGGTCGAAGAAGTTGACGCCGACCCGCACCGTGATCGACTGCCGGAAGGGCGAGAGTTCGCACTCGGCTATCCGTCCGGGCACCGCCGGGCGCTGGTCGAGCGTCACCTCGTGGTCGCGGAGCGCGAGCTTGTCGGCGGTCAGTCGGATGTAGAAGGCGAGGCGGCGGTAGCTCTCGGTGGACGGAGCGAGCCGTAGCTGCGGCGCGGCGCTCACGGCCCTCAAGGTACGCGCTCAGGCGGACGAACGCGAGCGGCTACCGGCCCAGACTCACCACTGAGAGACGCGCTCGACGTGCCGGTCGGGCCTCGCGACCCCCCGGCCGAGCACGCGCTCGCCGGGCGTGCCGAACAGCGTCAGGTGCGAGAAGCGCGGGACGACCGACTCCCCGTACTCCTCGAACACCTCGCGCCGCTTGAGCGGGCCGACGACCCTCGTGACCCGCTCGACCAGCTTGCCGTACTGCGTCACGCCGCGGCGCTCCCCGGCTTCATCGTGATCCGGCGCGCCTTGACCTCCTCGAACTCCGGCGACCGACGCACCGACTCGCCCGTGCGCCGTACGGCACCGCGCTCCTCCAAGGCGCGCAGCGCGTAGGTCATCGTCCCAGAGTTCAGGCCGGTCCGCTCGGTGAGCACGGCCTGCGTCGCCCGGCCACCTGCCGAGCGAAGCGCCGCCGCCACCTTCTCGACGTTGCCCGGCCCGGCCTGGCGCTCGCTCGTGCGCTCCGGGGTCACCCGCTGACGCCGGGCGCGCCGCGCCCGCTTCTCCGGCTCGCGGCCCCTCAGCACGTCGCGCTGTGCCCGGCGGAGCATCGTCATCTCCGAGTCGATCTGCGCGCGCCGCTCGCGCAAGGCTTCGATCCGCTCCCCGATGCTCGCGGCGATCTCCTCCGGGGTCGGCTCGATCTCAGGTTCCACGTGCGTTCCGTTCTGTGCGTTCATCACTTCCTCAGTCTAGTCCACGATGTGTGCTCAGGCATCCGGCGATTCGCCGTACTCCTCGTGGTGCAGGCTCACCCGGTCGATGCTCCAGCCCTCGGCAAGCTCGCGCTGGACCTCCAGGACCAGCAACGCCCCGGAGACGCCGTCCGGCACGGAGAAGTCGAGATCGACCCGGAGCGGCGGGATCTCGCTGCCGCCCCCGATGTCCTCGCTTCCCTCGACCTTCGGGCAGACGGCGTTCGAGATGCGATTCCGCTCGGTGAAGGCGTCGTCGTAGCCGATGCCCTCGGGCGTCTGGAGCGTGACGTACAGCAGGTGTGCCATTTGGGGGGACTCCTCTCTGCCCCGCGCCGGGCGGCGCTAACCGCCCGGCGTTCAGGACGGAAACGGGTTAGATGCAGTCGCCGTTGCGGATCTTCACGAGCCGGAACCAGCCGCGCGTCTTGCCCTTCACGGCCTTGTAGCGCACGTCGTAGCAGTACAGGTCGTCCCGGTCGATGGAGCACTCGAACACGACGAACTCCTCGTAGGGGAACTCGCCCCGGTGCCCGAAGCGCGGGATGCCCTGGCAGTAGGCGTGGTCGTAGGTGCGTTCGAGCAGATCCGAGGCGTCCATCTCCTCGGCGTAGGTCGGCGTGCCGGGAATCCACGGCCCCGCCTGAGCGGTTGAGGCCAAGCCCGCCGCAAGGGCGAGCATCGCCACCAACAGGATGATGCTGCGCTTCATGTGACCTCCTGGTCGGGTTGTGGCAACGCCGGTCGGCGCACCGTGGAGAGCCGCACCTGTCGGCTCTCGGTGCTGCGTCGAGCGGTCAGCCGACTCGGTACCAGCCGTCCCCCTCCATCCCGTCGCACAGGAAGCTGCCCGAGGAGGCGCTCCTCGTGTAGACGGAGATGCGGACGACCTCCAGGTCGGACTCGATCACGCACCGCCGCGGGTACGGCGAGTAGTTCGACCAGACCCGCGTGAGCCACCCGTCGGTGCCGAGGAACGTCCGACAGTTCGCCGGGGTGTTGTCGGCCCCGGTCATCCGGTAGTAGACGCCCGGCGTCTTGGTCGAGCGGAACAGACACGAGTAGCCCGATGCCCCCGAGCACGGTCGCGTCCTTCTCGTGAAAGGGCGTCCTCACTGGCTAGTCGCTCAGTGCGACGCTCGCCGCGGCTTCGTCGCCGTGGGCGTTGCGCACTCCCTCGCGGATGCGGTCGAGGATCTCGTGCTTCACCTCGGCGCGCGCCCCCTTCGGAAACGTGGCGTAGGTGAGCCGCTGCTTCGAGAGCGGGTCCGTCCAGACGATCCGCCGCGTCCGCTCGATCTGCGTAGTCATGCGATCTCCTGTCTCTCGTTGTCTGCCTCGACGGGGAGCACGCCGTAAAGCGCGGCCATCAGCCTGCTGCCGATGGCGTCGGCCTCGACCTGCGGGAGCGCGCGCCGCCGCATCCCGCCCTGGACGCGCAGCCCGACGGCGTTCGCCCAGGCGTGCCCCTCCGCAGAGCGGTCGCCGCCGTCCTGATCGAGCGGCGCGCCCGTGCGCTCGCGCGCGAACTCCAGCAGCCGGGTCGCCAGCCCGAGGCGACGGCAGCCCTCCTGCACGTAGACCAGTTCGACGGCCTCCAGCGTCTCGCAATAGGTCAGCACGCCGAGCGGCAATGCGGCTCGCCCCTCGCCGTAGTAGGCGACGAACACGCGCGTCGTCGTCTGCACGTGCGGGACTTCGACCAGCCTCGCCCGCGCGGCCATCATCTCAGCAGTCGTCGTCACGACTGCTCCTCGTTCTCGTCGTTGGCTGCCGCCTCGCGCGCGGCGTAGCCTGCGAGGCTGATGGCCTGCTCGATGCCCTCGATGGCGTGCCGGTAGATGTGCGCGTCGTCGTCGTACGCGACCAGCACGGTCATCGGCCGGTCGCCAGTCGTGAACGTCTTGGACATGCCGAGCTTCTCCGCGACGAGCACGGTGTGCATGACGTGCTCCGCACCCGGCATGGCGAGGAACTTGTCGAGCGTCTCTCGCTGGTAGTCGGTCAGACTCTCGACGGTGAGGTGCTCGGCGGTCATGCCGTCACCTCGATCCCGAGCAGCTTCGCGACCTCGTCATGGGTGAACGTGAACTTCGCGCCCAGCGTGCGCTCCCGCTCGACGCCCTGCACCGTGCGCTCCTTCACGTCCGGCGTGATCCCGAGCGTGTCGAGCTTCTCCCGGATCGCCGCGAGGATCGGCTCGGCCGCGGCCTCGTCGGCCATCGCATCCATCTTCTCCTCGTGCTTCCGGGTGGACGCCGCCCAGATCGCCTCGCGCGCCTCGCGGTCGGCCCACGGCTCGACCACCATCTGCGCCGCCTGGAGCACCGTCTGGGTGACGGCGGTCGCGCGGCACTCCGCCAGGTAGTGGTCGGCCAGCCGGTCGGCCCGCGCCTCGATCTGCGCGAGCGGCTCGAACTTGTCCCAGGCCCGCACCATCGGCTCCTCGAAGCGGACGACGATGCCGTCCTGCTTCGTCACCGTGCGGCCCCTCCAGCCGTCGCTCTTGTGGTACGAGTATTCGCCGTCGAAGCCGACGACGATCCCCTTGACCGGCGTCCCCTTCCGGCTCTCGCGCTGTGCGCGGGAAGCGATGACGGCGTACGCCTCGCCAATCTTGATCTGCTTGCGCTGCATGATGCTGACTACCTCCTACTGGTCGGTTGGTTCACACACGACGCACAGGGTAGCTAACGTCGTGTGGTCTGTCAAACTACTCTGTGCGCTCCCGCTCGGGATACGCCGACCGGTCGTGGTCCCCCTTCATCAGCCGGTTGGCCTCCGATTGCGTAACGCCCGTCGCGATCACGCGCTCGTGAGTCGTCCACTCGCGCGTCTCGCGGTCGTACGTCATCTTGCGCTCAACCACTGTCCACGTCGCCATCGACTACCTCCTACTGGTCGGTTCTGCACACAAGGGCAGTGTAGCACACATCGTGTACTAACCAGGAGGGGCCGCGCTCCGAGCCACCGACCTATCATCGAGCGCGAACTCACGACAGCACCGGATTGTGGAGCGCGGCCGACGGTCAGCCTAGTACCGCGGCCACTCCTCGTCCAGCGGCTTCCAGTCCTCCTCGGTGTCGGTCATGTCGCGCTCGGGGCCGAGACTGAACTCGGAGTCCTCGCCGTAGGTGTCGAGGTCGCTGCGCTCGAACGGCACGTGCTCCTCCAGGGTGGTCGTCCGCTTCTGGAAGTAGCCCTGCACGGTCTGGCGCATCCACCACAACTCGGTCGCGATCATGTCGTACACCTCGGCCATCGCGTAGTCGTCCGGGCCGGTCGAGAGGTAGCCCACGTCCACCTCGCCCGTCTCCTCGTCCTCCTCCTCGAACCGCTGCGGCGCGCACATCTGCTCGACGTAGCCCTCCGGCAGCGTCACGGGCAGGTGGTTCTTCTGCTCGCGGACCATCGAGATCATCGCGTCGAGCGCCTCGGTGCGCTTCACCGACGCCTGGAGTAGCTGGTCGTCCACGAGCAGGATCTGCTTCTGCTGTCGGCCGGAGAGCGCCGTCACGTAGACGATGCCGGGGAACATGTTGGCGAACGTGCGCGCGACCCGGCCGTCCGGCAGGTGGTCGATGCTCGCCATGTTCACGCGGTAGCGGGTCATCAGGTCGGACAGCCGCCCGATGAACTCGCGCAGGTTGCGGCCGTCCACCTCCCCGATCCAGAGCGCCCGCTTCGTCTCCTCGTCCAAGTGCTCGGAGATCCGCACGGTCGCGGCGCGCGTCGAGGCCATGTCGATCCCGCACGTGACCGGGCGCTCCCCCCGGTAGCCCTGCGGAAGCTCGTAGCCGCCACCGGCCGTCTGTGCCGCCTCGATGGCTGCCTCGTTCAGCGACCCTTCCGGGTTGGCGTACTCCAGCCCGAGATCCTTGTTGAAGAAGCGGGTGATCTCGTACGGCTTGCGCTGCTTGGAGTGCAGGACGATCCGGGCCAGGTTCGTGCCGGGCACGATCAGCCGCGGCACGTGGTAGCCGCGCGGGCGCTGCACCTCGGTCACGCCCGGCACCCACTCGCCCTCGCGCACATCGAGCGGCCTGCGGCAGCCGGAGCAGACGATCCGCACGCGGTCGCCGTCCTGGGCAACGTTGTGCCAGAAGTCGATCTCCTGCCAGCCGATCCGGCACCGCTCGCACCTGACGAGCCACTTGCGCCGGTCGCTCTCGTCGTACAGGCGCGCGATCCCGCGGCGCGGGATCGTCGGCACCCCGACCCGGCGGATCAGTCCGTGCGGCGAGCCGGTGATCCGCTGCTCGGCGTCCGGGATGTTCTCCTGCACGAGCCGGTCGTACTCATCGAAGCCGATCACGTCGGCGTCCACCGAGTCCAACTCGTCCTTGTTCTGCGAGCCGCGGTAGTTCGCGAAGCCGAGGCCGACCTGCTTCAAGCCCTTGTTGTTCACGTACCCGTAGGGCACGCGCTCGCGCAGGTACTCGCTGCGCTCGATCAGCGGCTTGACGCGCTGGTCGGAGAACTCGTTGAGTTGCTTCGCCTTCGGGAACACGTACAGGCTCGTCCAGCCCTTCGTGTCCGGGAAGAACAGCGTCCAGCGGATCAGCCAGGCGCTCAGCCCGCCCTGCGTCGCCTTCTTGATCACGCCCTCGGCGTCGTAGGCGAACTCGTCGGTGTAAAGCTCGCGCTGGAACGGGAAGCGCGTGAAGTCGAGCGGGCCGGTCTTAGGCTCGTGGATGCGCGTTGCCCAGGGGAAGAACGGCTGGCGCAGGTTCTCCGTCTCGCGCAGGTCGATGGCGAGCGACTCGCGCAGCGCATCCTCGACGCTGACGCCCTCGTAGTCCACGCCGTCGGAGGAGCGGCGGTAGCGGACGTTCGCCCAGCCACCGGGCCGGTGCGGCGCGCGGGAGCGCATCAGTTCGGGGTGACGGCCGCGCCGATCATCTCGGCCAGCCTGCGCTTCGCCTCGCCGGGTTGCAAGTCGCCGCGCTCGACCTCGTCCAGCACGCCCATCACCTTCTGCACGACCACGCGCACCTCGTGCTCGACCTGGAGCTTGCCCAGGTTCTTCGGCAGCGCCCCGACCTCCTGGAGCACGTTCGTGCGCTCGCGGCGCGTGTCGCGGATGCCCTTCTCGGCGGCGATCTCGGCCATGTAGTTGTGCTTCGCGCGGGCGCGTTCGAGCAGATTGCGGTACCGCTCCAGTTGCGCGTCGTGCCCGGCGAGGATCTCCCAGACCTCGGCGTTCGCCTCGATCTCGTCCAGCCCGAGCAGGTTCTCGGCTCGGTAGTCCGCGACGACGCCGCGGGCGGTGCGCTCCCCGATCCCGAACTCGTGGGCGATCCGCGTCCACGTCCAGTCGAGCACGATCCGCGCGTTGACGATGGCCGCGTTGCGCTTGGCAAGCTGGGCGGGCGTCAGGTACTTGCGACCGGCACGCGGCTTGGGCGAGCGCGTCGCCTTGGTCTGGGCCTTCGCCTCTCCCTCCAGGCTCTTGGACTTCGCGCGCGGCCTCGCCACGCCGCCGAGTCTACCCCTCGTCGTGCGCTCCCTCACCTACGAGAACAGCGTTGCAGAGGCCACAGCGTCGCCGCGGCGTCTTGCGCGTGAACACCCCGCACGCGGCGCAGATGGTGTGTGTGTGCCCGGCGTAGCCGAACATCACGACCCTGCCGGACCGGCCCATCCGCCGGTACAGGTGCATCCCCTCGCGGGGTTGCCGGTAGGCCCGCCCGCTCTTGCTCATCCACACGAACCCGAGCGAGGCGAGCGAGGAGCCGAAGTTCAGACCGTCGAGCGGCCCGCCCCAGCACTCGACTCGCACCGGCACTCCTCGATGGCGTTGCCACAGTTCGGGCACATCGCGACCGCGAGGTCGAGCGGCTCCTCGTCGGCGGCGAGCAGCGCGGCGCGTGCGACCCGCTCGCCCGGCGTGTGCAGGTTCGGGAACACGTCCTCGGGGCGCGCCTCCAGGTAGGACGGCACCTGCCCGCCCCGGTCGAGCCGGTCCGCCAGCACGTGCGCCGGGCTGCGCCTGTCCCCATCCCGGAGAGTGAACAGGCGCAGCCCGATCTGCTCGGGGTCGCGCAGGTCGCGGCTGTCGCGCAGCGCGGCCTCCACCACCCCTCAGTCGTTGATCTCCGACTTCTTGGCGCGCACCTCGGTGATCTCCTCGATGGAGATTCCACCACGCCAGGCGGACGACGAGATCGCCTTCCAGCGCCCGTTCCGCTTCCCCTCCCCGAGCGGCGGCAGCGTTTCGAGGTGGGCGTTGACCGCCGCGTCCTTGTTCGTTGCCGTGGTGTACCCCTCGATCCGCACCCACGTGTCGCCCTCCTCGGGCTGGTGCAGGATCACGTAGAGCGTCTCCTGCCGGGACTTCCCGTCGCTCTCGGCGGCGACGACGGCGTCCTCGGCCGTGTCCGCCTTCTTGCCCCTGCCCGTCTCCTGCTCGGTCGTTGCCATGCCCCTCCTCTCGACTTCTACTCGAACGCGAGCGGCAGCCCCTCGACCATGTCTGAGAAGCCCGGCTCGTCGCGCCAGCGCCGGACGGCCTCGACCTCGGTCGGGTAGCCCAGCGCGAGCTTCGTCAGGTGCTCCTCGTCGGCCCACGAGATCGCCTCCCAGAGCGCCGTCCAGAACGACCCCTGCTGCCAGGAGGAGCGGTACTGCCAGCGGATCGCCGCCTTCTCGACCGGCAGGATCAGCGGCGAGCGCATCGCCTCGCTGTAGGTCAGCAGCGCCATCTCGTCGGGGAACGAGGCGAGTCGCCGCTCGCGCCGCTCGACGGTGCGCAGCGCCTTCGCCTTCCACTCGCCGGTCGCGTAGCTCGCAGTGCTCGACTCGACGTTCGCGCGCCACCTCGCCAGGTCGGCCCGGCGGTCCTTCACGGTCTTGCGTTCGGCTACCTCGGTGCTCACGGTGCCCCTCTCGGTCGGTGATACCCGACCCTACACCGCCGGGCGGACGACACGGCGTGAGACTCCCCCAGGCGGGGGATGGCACACGTCGTGAGCGACGGATACGGTAGGCGAGCTACTGACCCGCCGAAGCCGTCCGCTGTGCGCCCTTGCCGCCGGAGTCACTAGCCCTCAGAGAGATCGACCACTGGAGGCATCACATGACTCACTCGTCGTACGTGCGGCTGGAGGGCAAGACGCTCGCGGACGCGCAGGCCGGTGACATGTTCGAGGGGGCCACGAACGGCAAGCGGTACCTCGTGACCAGGACGGGCGCGCCAGCAGGCGTCGAGGCCATCGACCTTGCGACTGGCAAGCCGTCTCGGCCCTGGAAGTACGACAAGCCGGTGACGCTGCTCATCCCAGTTCGCAGCTAGAGGGGAGGGACTGAGGCCCGCCTGGAAGGGGGGCTTCGCGAGGGCGGGCCTCAGTTCTCTGTCAGCGAAGCGACGGCACGTGCTCCCGGATCACGGCCAGCGCCCGCTGGTCGAAGTCGTCGTCCGGGTAGATGAGCAGGTCGGGGTCGCGCTCGCGCGTGTAGCCCCACAGCACCGGCAGCAGGAACGGCCTAGCGGGCGATCCGGTACTCACCGACGTGCGCTCCGACCCACGTGAAGTATTCACCGACGTGCGCGAGCGTGCGGTACTCACCGACGTGCCCCAGCAGGGCAGCCAGCACGAGCAGGACGACGGCGAGGATGATGGCGGTGGCCTTCATGACCACTCCTTCCTGTAGAGGGTCGCGCGACTCTACAGGGGTGGCTCACGCCGTGTTGCCCAGAACGGCGAAGGCCCGCCGTAGCGGGCCTCCAACCGGTGTGTAACCGACCTGGCACGTCACGCCCGAGCCGGGCGGCGCGCCCTACTCCCGGAGGTAGCGGGAGCCTTGCCCGCGGGCTTCGGCTTCGCCGTCTTGCGCGCCCGCGGAGTCTTGGTGGTCTTGTCCTTGCCCTTCGCCTTCGCCGCTGCGGCCAGCGACTCGCGGAGCTTCTGCTCCAGCAGCGTCTCGCCGCGCTCGGTCGCGCCGACCTTCGCCGCCGACGCCGGGGCGTCGAGCGTGAGCGGCTCCCCGAGCTTCGCCTGCTCGATCAACTCGACCTTCGCCTGCGCCTGGAGGTCCACGATCTGGTCGAGCGCCTCGGCGTCGTCCTCGGAGAGTGCGTTCACGAGCGCCACCGCCAGGTCGAGTTCCTTCTCACTCGGCTCGCCGCGCGGATCTTCGAGCGTCGCCGCGCCCTCGCGCACCTGCTTCCACTCCTCGGCGTAGGCGAGCGTCGAGATGATCACGCCGCCGTGGGCCGCGTAGATGATCGCCAGGTGGACACGTGACTTCGGCATCAGCAGGGCGACGCCCGCCTTGCCGGTCTGCTCCAACGCGCAGCGAAGCAGGTTCAGCGCCTTGAGGCCCGCGCCCTTGTTCGGGATCAGGTAGTAGCCGCCCTTCACGCGCTCCCAGGGGATCGAGCCGAGCGGCACGAACTGCTGGATCGTCAGGTCGGGCTGCGCCAGCGATTCGTCTATCCGGCGGATCTCCTCGCCGTCGAGCGCGTAGAAGGTGTCGCCGTCCCAGACGCCGCGCTGGACCTGCTCCTCCGCGAACACCTCGCCGGTCACGAGATCGACGTACTGCGGCGCGCTCGCGGTCGCGAGCACCGCCTCGGCGCTCGTGCCCAGTTCCTCCGCGACGGCCTTGGCGTCGTCCAGCGACTCCACGAGCTTCTCACGCAGGTCGCCGTCGCCGTTCGTGGCGGCGCGCTTCTCGAACCGGTGGCCCCAGGGAGACGCGGTCGAGAACGCGGGCAGCTTCTTCTCGGACGCCGTCCGCAGCGCCACGGGGACGCTGAGCGTCCCGACGTTCAGGATCATCGTTCTGATCGTGCTTGCCATTCCTGGACTACCTCCTGGTCGATTCACACACGGTGGTCACCGTAGCACACAAAGTGTAGTCCCGCCACCGGACGGCAGGGGCGCTTCTGCGGTGTAGCGCCCCTCTGGGTAAGCGTCCCGCCGGGAGAGAGACGCGGCTCGCGGGTTCGTGTCCTCGGACTCCTGCGGCAGAAGCTGAGGGTGAGCCGGGCCTCGGGGAAGGGTGGCAGGACGCACGTCACACTCTAGTCCTCGTCGTCGCCTGCCGGGAGCGCCAGGCGCAGGCCCGACGGCATCACGCCGCGGTCGGGATCGTACGCCGCCTCCATCTGTGGCCCGAGCCACGAGCCGACCGTCTGTCCGTCGGGCAGCATCGTGTAGGCCAGGAACTCGTCCTCGAACGTGGCGATCCCGGCGGCGATGGCTTCGAGCTTCGCCTTGATCACGAGGCCGAGCGCGCGCCACGCCGACCGCGACGCCTGCTCCCAGAGCGCCTCGGCCTGCGCCGGGGTGCGCTTGCCGCGCGAGTGGTACTGGAACCGCTGCTCGTCACGTGAGGGCAGCGGAAGCTCAAAGCGCACCTGCCGCTTCTGCCCGGACTCCAGCGTCACCACGAACGCGATCAGCGCCCCCTGCCGCGTCCAGCCGTACATGAACTGCTCCGCGCCGTAGCGCGCCAGCGTGCGCTCGATCTCGTTCCGCGACCGCTCGACCGGAACGGTCGTCCGCTCTGCATACCTGCGTGTCATCCCTGCTCCTCGCCGGACTCGATCAGGCTGCGTTCGCTCTCCCTATCGCGCGTGCTCGGGATGCTTCGAGTGCATGTGCCGGGCTAGCTGCTTGAACGTCCGGTTGCAGTGCGGGCACACCCCCGCCTCGCCGCGCTGCTTGAGCCGGTCCCGCTCGTTCCGCGCCCGCGTGGCAGCCGCGCGTTGACCCCGCTCGTTCGCCTCGGCCTGGTCGCGTGCCGCGCGCTCGCGGGCCACTTCGTCGCGCAAGCCCTGTAGCTCCTGCTCGTGCGTCTTACCCATGTAGTGCCACGTGTGGCCGTTCGGGCAGTAGATCGACACCTTCTCCTTGTAGCGTTTCCCACGCTTGTAGAGGCCGTCGGGGATCGCGTACACGACTCCGCAGGTCGGGCAGTCGGTGACGCGCAGCGTGCCGCTGCCGGTGATCGTGTCTCCCACGAAGATGCTGCTCATGTGTCCAGCGCCCCTTTCCCGATCTCGGTGATCGTCCAGGTCGCGACGCTCCCTGGTTGCTTGTGCCGCTCGACCAGCCCGTGCTCGGCCAGCTTGCGTAGCGTGTAGTTCGCGCGACCGAAGTCGCCGCGCGCCGAGGCAGGCAGCCTACGCCGGAGCAGCGCGCCGATCTCGTGTGTCGTCACCGGCCTCCCGGCCTCGTCCAGCCGCTCCAGCGCCAACCGTCGCGGCTTGGTCAGGTAGTAGAAGCTCGGCACCCCTAAAACGGGATGTCCGAGTTGGGATCGTGCTCGGGCGCGAAGTCGCTGTCACCCCCGGCCGTCGAGGTGTAGCTCCCGGCCCCGGCGGGCGTGTAGTCCTCGCCGCGGTAGCTGCCCCCGTTGTCGCCCTCGCCGCGCGGCGAGAGGAACTGCACGTCGAGCGCAGTGATCTCGACGGCCTCGCGCTTCTTGCCCGTCTCGCGGTCCTCCCACTCGCGCCAGGTCAGCTTCCCGTGGACGCCGACCTTGCGGCCTTTGGCGAGGTACTGGGCGCAGGACTCGCCCTGCTGGCCCCAGACGGTCAAGTTGAAGAAGTATGGGCGGTCAACCCAGTCGCCGGTCGCGTTGTCCTTCGCCCGGTCGTTGACGGCAATCCGCATCGAGCAGACCGGCATCCCGGACGGGGTGTGACGTAGCTCGGGGTCGCGCGTCAGGTTCCCCACGACTACGACCGCGTTGATGCTGGCTGCCATACGTGCTCCTCTCGGTCAGGTGCTCGCAACGTACCAGCACCGTCGGACGGCCGCGCGCGCTATGGGTTAGCGATGCACGTGTAGAGCCTGACCTGGCCCCCAGGCGCGTTCAGGATCAGGATGCCCGGCGAGTAGCCCGCGAGGCACGAGAAGTCACCTGCTGGCCCCTGCGGCCCGGCTGGTCCGACTGGTCCAGTCTCCCCCACCGGCCCCTGCGGCCCCGTCTCGCCCTGCGGCCCGGCCGGACCGGCTGGCCCCTGTGGCCCCGTCTCGCCGGGCGGGCCTTGCGGGCCGGTCGCCACGTCGATGGTGACGGTCTGGGTCGGCTCCTGCTGGCTCGTGACGCCGAGCGCCACGGCGGCGAGGATGCCCGCCAGGCTCGCGAACGAGAGGCCGAGGATCGTCAGGAACCACGTCCTCATGGCAGGTGCGACCACCGCTCCATGTCGTTGTTCTCCTCGGGCCGCACGTCCCTCGACATGGCCTGCTGCTTGCGCAACTCGTATAGCTCGTCAGACGACTTCACGAAGTCCTCCCGAGCCAGCTTGAGCTTTTCGAGGCACTCGTCATCGGCCTGGTGCTTCGTCTCTCTCCTGGCCCTGACGACGGCCGCGTACGCCGCCATCAGCCCAGCGAACGCCGTAAGCACCGCCGCGAACCCAGCCCAGTTGATGGGATTGGCGATCCCGAGCACTCACTCTGTCACCCCAGCACAGGATACGCGCCCGGTCGGCGCTCAGAATGGCCGTGGCCGGGAGGCGCGCTCCCGGCCACGTGATCCCTCTCCCCTCAGACGCGCGAGCTTACGCGCCTTCTTCGTCGCCGTCCTCGTCACCCTCGGGCGACGGCTCCGGCTCTCCCGGCTCAGACGGCTCCGGCGGCGTCTCCGTCGTCGTGGTCGTCTCGGTGGTCGTGCGGCTCTCCTCCTCCGCCTCACCGGGAGCGTTCTGCGTCTGCTCCTGCTCGGTCACTGCCCGCCTCCCTTCCGTCGAACGGTTCGGAGGGGCAGCCTACTCGCCCTGCGCGCTCCCTGCCTTGCGACGCCGACGCTCGCGCTCGGGGCGCAGGTTGCGCACATCGGTGCGCCACCAGAGCGGGCCGGAGCGCAGCCGGGCGACCACGGGCGGCATCACGCCCTCGCGCTGCCACGCGCCGATCCGGTCCTTCTTCATGTCGAGGATCTCCGCCGCCTCGCCGGTCCCGACCAGGTCGAGCCACGGCGACTTGATCTTCTCCGCTGGCGTCCCGTCCTTGAGCGCCTCGATCTGCTCGGTCAACCAGATCGGGGACATGTAGAGCACGGCGACCGGCGTCGGCAGCTTCTTCGTCTTGCCCTCCGCCTCGCGCTTGAGCCAGCGGCCGATCCTCGGCGGCTCGACGCCCAGGAACTCGGCCACCTCACGGGTGCCCATGAAGTCGCCGTTCCCGTACTTCCTCATCGCGCGCGGCTTGCCTGTCCGCTCGATCTGCGCCATCCCTGTCCTCTCTCTGTCTCTCCTGGGCGGGCTTCGGAACACAACGTTAGCACGTTGCCTGCTCAGGCTGCGCTCCAGCTTCTCGACCATCCGCCGCGCCTCGACGCCCGGCTCCAGCAGGTCACGCAGGCCGTGCTCCGCGGCCTCCGCGCCGGAGCCGAACAGCGGCACGTCGGTCTGGTAGTCGCGCACCGCGTCCACGTCCTCGGGGGCGACCTCGCCTATCGCCGCGGCGATCCGCAGCCCGAGCGCGTCGTCCATGTCGTGGGTGCCCGCCCACCCGGCGCAGATCCGGCCGTCCTGCTGGTGGCACATGAACACGCTCGGCGGCTGGTAGGCCGTCTCGTCGTCGTAGGGCGGCAGCTTCTCGTACTCCGTCTCCGACCAGAGGCCGGAGGGCACGTCCCGCCGGTACGGGCACGAGATGCACGGCCGCGGCGCTGGGGGCCGGATGCTCACGACGCCTTCCCCCGCTTGGTGACCAGCGTCTTGAGGACGAGCGGCTTGTCGTCCGGCCCGACGATGCAGGGCGGGTGCCAGACCCGGCGGCAGAAGCCACAGTTCGTCTCCGGGTCGAGCCGCGGGCACGCCTTGACGAGATCCGGCCGGGTGTCGGCCATCCGCGTCCCGAGCGGGTAGTGCGCGTGCGTGCCGCGCCGCCAGAAGCGGTGCGAGTAGCGCGACTCCTCCGTCTCGCGCCGGACGCGCTCGCGCTCGTTGACGTACTTGCGGCGCGGCCGGATCACGACCTGCTGCGCGATGGGCCAGCCGCGCTTCTCGGCCCGCTTGCGGTCGCGCTTCTCCATCGGCGCGTCCACGAGCACGCACTCCTCGGCCTCCACGATGGTCAGCGCCGCCATCGCCTTCTTCACGAGCGCCCAGATCATGTCGCCCCACCAGACCAGTTGCTCAGCCGCCTCCTGCTCCCCGAAGGTCACGATCATGTCGCGCCGGTTGGTCGGCAGCACGGCGTAGCCCGGCCAGGGCAGCATCGGCTTCTCCTCGTCGCCCGGTCCCGCCAGCGAGTTCGCACAGCCGTCGGCACTGAGGATCGTGGCGTCCGCGGAGGTTCCGTCGAGGGCGTTGAGCACGAGCGGCATCGTGCTGGCCGCGATCAGGTCGCCCCGCGCGTTGCGCAGCACCTCGCGGTCGAAGCAGAACCAGCCGGTCGTCTCGTAGCGCGACCACGTCTCGCTGCCGCGCTCGATGCGCGCGTCCTCCGGCCAGCCGATGGGGGCGACGGTGAGCGCGCCCGTGTCCACCCGGCGGAACATCAGCGCGCCGGTCAGCGTCAGCGGGTTGCCGTACATGTCGAAGCCCACGCCGGGCGCGAGTCCGCCCTCGCGCTCGAAGTCGAAGTAGACCGTCTCGAACGGAAGCTCGGCCTCCAGGGCGTACTCGATCAGTTCCTCGCCGGACTCCCACTCGGGCAGCACCTCGACCTGCTCGGGGTCGATCCGCACGACGTGCGCCCGCTCAAGCTCGCCCGCCTCGGCCACCGCCATGACCTGCCGCGGCGCGTTGTTCGTTCCCCCGAGGTGCATCGGGATCGCGCGGCTGACCTTGCGGGCCTGCTCCAGCACCGGACCGAAGCTGTGCGACCCGGCCCAGCGCGGCGTGCGCCCGTCCATCCGCGGCGTCCCGTACCGCCCGCCCGCCTCGACGCTGTAGCGCACCGGGACGTTCTCGTCCTGCCGGGCGGCGTCGAGCAGCTTGCCCATCGCCTCGCTCGGCACGTCCGCGAAGAACTCGTACGGCCGCTCGCCCTCCGGGTCGTCCAGGAGCCGGAGCGCGAACTTGACCCGGCAGAAGTCGCTGCCGTCCGGCCGGAAGATCCGGGTGGTCGCGCCGACCAGGTGCCGGGCACGTAGGTTCGTCCGGTCGAGCATCTGGAAGTCGAGGTGCTCGTGATGCCGGTGGGCGTCCCGCATCGTCAGCGCCTCGTCCGCGAGCCACGAGATCAGCCCGTGCGGGACGGAGATCATCGCGTCGTTCGCGTCCGCCGGGCTTGAGCCGCTCCCCTTCCACTGCGCGAGCTTCGCCTCCACGATCCGCTGGGAGAGCACGTCGCCGCGCCGCTCGCCGTCGAGCAGCGGAGCCTCGGTCTGCCTCGCGGCAGGGCCGCGCGCGTTGATCACCACCCGAGTGCCCTCGTAGTCCTCGTCGCTCATCGCTTCGTCACCCGGAGGATGTGCGGGTAGAAGAACCCGTTGTGGTGGTGGAGGACGCCGCTCAGCTTCACCCGGTCGCCGGGCTGGAGCGCGAGCACGCGCTCGAACTGCGCCTCGCTCGCGTACGCCGTGGTGCAGGAGAGATCCATCCGGCCCGAGTCCATCTCGTCGGTGCGGACGCCGAGCCGGGTGAAGCGGACTCGACGGTGCTCGTCGGTTGACGTGTAGCCGAACGCCTGGCGCATCGGCTCGGGCCTGCCGCGCTCCCGCTCGTGCTCGCACATCCCCTCCCACGTCAACTGGTTCGCGCGCGGGAGGTTCGCCACCGTGGCCTCGCAGGTGAACTCGATCATGACGCGCTCCCGATCATCCGGCGCTCCAGCGCCCGCTCGCGGTTGATCTCCCGAATCCGGGCGGTCGCCTCGCGGCGCTGCCGGGCCTCGCTGGCGCGCTTGGCGTCGCGCACGTGCTGCTCGTGGTGGCGCTTGCGCTTGCGCTCCGTCCACTCGTGCATCGGGCCGTGAGCCTCGCAGCCCGGCTCGATGCAGCGCATCTCGATGACGCCCCAGTTCGGAAGGGCGTCGAAGTGGTGCTTGTCAGGCATGACTACCTCCTGTCGGTCGTACACACACGACGACAGTATAGCACACATCGTGTTGCGCCCCTCAGACGCCCGCGGCTAGCTCGGCCCGGATCTCGCGAATCAGCGGCCCCACGCAGGGGTGCTTGCGCTTCCAGTCCGGCGTGTGCTGGAAGGGCCGGTACTCGCGCAGCCGCTGGATCACGAAGATGCCGCCCTCGTCCAGCGGGTAGCGCGCCTCGGCGCTCTCGTCCCACCACTCGGGGAACACGCGCGCGCTGATCGCGCCCGGCAGCAGGATGCCCTTCGGCTCGCGCCGGAACTGCTGGAGGTCGAGATCCACGAAGCCTCGGTCGCCCTCGTAGAGCGGCTCCTCGATGCCGAGCACGAGGTGCGCGGCGTAGCGGCCGTCGTTCGTGCTCTCGGTGTCGATCTGGACGTACCAGCCGCCCTCCTCGACCAGCTTCTCCTGCCGCTCCCGCGGCAGCGGCCCGCCGAGGTCGAGCGCCTCCAGCATCGCTGCGTAGGCTTGCGCGTTCGCAGCCATCGCGACGACCGGCAGCGCCTTGCTGCGGATCTCGAAGTAGCGAAGCACGTCGTACGCGATCCGCGTCGCGGCGACGCAGCGCGCCCCCTCCTTGTAGTCCCGCGCGATGTAGGAGGGGGCGCGCTCGACCAGCAGGTCGATGACCCGCCGCTTGCGCTCGACGGTCACTGCTCGACGTGGACGCGGACCCGCCGGTAGGGCGTCTCCTCGTGCTGGTCGATCTTCTCGTCCAGGAACCACGGCGCGAGCATCACCGCCTGGTTGCCGTCGAAGTGGTAGTCGCGCGTCAGCGGATCGCGCGCCGCGCTCGGGGACACCCAGCCCGACACGTACCACTCGCGCTCGTCCACGCCCGTGAAGCAGACGCGGCTCGTGCGCTGGTACGCCGCAGGCAGCGGCCCGAGCAGGTAGAGCGCCTCCGCCGTGTAGTCGGCGCGGCCCTCCAGCGCCGCGCGACTCCCCGCGGGCGCGGTCCGGTCCTGCTTGTAGCGCGCGCCTTCGTACGTCAGCCGTCCGATCTTCACGCGCACCGGCTCCACCTCGTAGCAGCCGTTCTTCTCCAGCCACGTCACGAGATCCATCGGTCGTTCACCTCCAGGTCGTTGGTACACACGCCGGGAAGCCTAGCACACATCGTGTTCTGGCGCAGGGGATCGAGCGGCGGTACACACGCCGGTCGTCCCCTTCTCTTGGTTGAACCTGTGGCTAGCTGGCGAGCGCGAGCAGGTCGAGTTGCTCGTCGTCGCCCGGCCGCGGAAGCTCCAGGATGCCGAGCGTAACCAGGTCGCCCACCGTCTGGGCGTCGAGCAGCCGGAAGCGCACGAGCACCCGCTCGCCCGCCAGGCGGTCGCAGTACCGCTTGCCGATCTGGTGCGTGACGATCAGCGAGTCGTCGGTGTAGACGATCTTCGTCAGCGCGTCCTCGACGGCACGTGCGAGCTTCAACCCGTCCGGCCGCTTGCCCGGCGCGGCCGGGGCCGAGTCCTTGAGGATGCCCGCGTTCCGGCCGGTCCCGTAGTGGGACTTCGGGCGCGGCTTCTCAAACACGAAGGTCGCCTCGATCAGCCCGTCGAGCAGCGGACGCCCGGCCATCGCCTCGCGGGCGCGAGCGGCGATCACGTGCCGCCAGTGCTCCAGCGCCGCGCCCATCTGCTCGCGGACGGTCGTCAGGATCGGACAGGCGCAGGTCGCGCGCTCGCGCGCGTAGCGGTCAGGGCATCCGGCCCGGTGCCGACGCACCGGCTCGCCGTTCCGGTAGGTCGGCGTGTGGGACTGCTTCGACCCCTGCGTGGTCGGATGCCCCGCAATCTCGAACTCGATGACAGTGCTCACGATCTACCCTCCTGCCTGCACACAACGTAGCTGTAGCCTCGGACGGCATCACGCTGCGAGTCGGCGGTCGGGCACGTCGAGATGCAGTTGCATCGTGCCGCCTCCGCACATCCGGCTGACGATCCGGCGACCGATGATCGAGTCGTCGTGGCCGAGCCGGTCGGCCAGGCTGTTCTGGTCGAAGTTGGAGGTGATGATCGTCGGGCGCTTGTTCAGCATCCGGCGGTCCACGAGCGAGAGGAGTTCGCTCCGCGCGAAGTCGGTGGGCCGCTCGCTGCCCACGTCATCGAGCACGAGCACCGGCACGGCGCGCAGCCGCTCCATCTGCCGGGACGGCTCGGAGTGCCGGAACGAGTCGCGCATCACGTCGAGCGCCTCGCGCCAGGTGGCGATCTTGCAGCCCACGTCGCCCTCGGTTACGAGGTGCCGGATCATCGACCAGGCCAGGCCGGTCTTGCCGCCTCCCTGCGGCCCGTAGATGAAGGCGTTGATCCGCTCCCCGGCGACGTACCGGTCGATCCACTCCCAGGCGAACGCAAGCGCCGCCTCGTCGGTGCGCGTGGCTGCGAAGCTCTCCAGCGTCCAGTCGAGGTAGAGCGGCGTAGAGCCTGCGCCGCGGAGCCGAGCAGCGAGTCGCTCGGCTCGCTCCTCGTCATCCCGCTCCGCGGCGGCAGCCTGCTGGCAGGACACGCATGGCTCGACCACTTCGAGGCTGCCGAACAGCAGCACGCGCCGCCCGGTGTTCGGACAGGCGTCGGTCGAGCAGGGGCCACTGCCGAGTACCTTCACGATCTCGCTCACATCGAGGCGCTCCATCGCGTCCACTATGCCCTCTCGCGACACCGATTCATTCGCATTGTCCGTGAATCTTTACCGCCGGACGGTGAACGCACGAGGGTGATCTTCTGGGAGGTTGTAACCCGTCGTGCGCTCGGGGCGCGGACCTTGTGCTCGGTTGAGTGCCCTGTCGAACACGCGGTCGTTGCCCCAGATGACACTGGGCGTCGGATCACCTTTCCACCAAGGACGCTCGAACTGACCCCTGACAATGGCCTCGTGCTCATCCAGTCCGATCTCTGGATGTTCGCGTAAGCGTCGGACGATGGACTCCCGCCAGGACTTCCCGGAGAAGCGTTTGTCGCTCACCTCGTTGAACACGTCGAGCAGCGAGTCCGTCCACTCAGCCTCCTTCGCGGTGACCGGCAACCCTCCGACTGACTGCGGTAACCAGCCGGGCCTCGCGCGCGCGGTGCCGGAGGAGGAGGTAGATGTAGTTGAGGGTTCTCTTAGGGTTGGGGCGACAGCAGCGTCACCCCCTCCCGACAGCAACGTCATCTCCTCCCCCTGACCGTCCTGTCGGGGGGCGTCAGATTGCCACCCCACCGTGACGCGGTACGTCGTCGCTTGGTTCCGGCCGTCCACGTGACCGCCGTTGGTCACCGTCTCGATCTCGTGAAGCTCGTGCTCCAGCCTGCGCAGACACCGCTGGACGGTGCGCGGCTCGATGCCGCCGCACCGCTCCGCGATGAACTTCACGCTCGGCCACGCGACGCGCTGCTCGGGGTTGGCGGCGTCTGCGAGGACGAGGAGGACGAGGCGGTCGTTCCCAGTCGAGGACGAGTGCTCCCACACGGCGTTGAGCACGCGGTTACTCATGCGGCACCTCCTTGGTCGGGCGAGCGAGGAGGCGACCCTACAACGCGAAGGGCGCTCTGTCGAACGCCCTCCGGTTGTCCACACTTTCCCCAGGGTTGTCCCCAGGCAGCAGGCCCGCGGCTACTCGTCCGCGCCCTCCGGCGGGCCGTCGAGCACCATGACAGCCATCGGCTTCGCCACGTGCGTGCGCACAACAGCGCCGATCTCGCGCCCGTCGTACTGGTCATCGAAGTGCGTGCCGCGGACCCGGCACTCGACGGCGACCCAGATCGTCTCGCCCTTGTCGAGTTGCTGGTTCTCGCTGATCGGCAGCGAGATCGACTGCATCTTGAACATGGACGAGGTGGGCCGCTTGCCGCCCGCGGTGGCCGTCAGCCGCGCCGCGGTGCCGGGCAGCACGAGTTGCATCGTGCCGTCGTCCTCCAGCCCCTCGCCCTCCGCGGCGGCGTCCTCCAGCGACTTGCCGTTCTGGTCGTACTCGGCCTGCTCTCGTGCGACCTGATCTTCCATCGAGGTCACGCGCACCCCCTTGGTCGTGGGAGTCCCGACCCTACGCGCTCGGCCGGACAGACACGACGTGTGCTGACACTTGCGGGGGGCCGGGTGCCCCAACCCCCCGCAGGCGTGGTGCGCCGAGGGTGACGCGGCGCACGTCGCGTCCGAGCGTACTCCTCAGAACCTCGCTCCGCAGATCGGCCAGTTGGAGAGGCTGAGCGTCGAGGCAATCGCGATCTGCTGCTCGCGTGTCGCCATGTGCGCGTAGGGCGCGTACCGGCCACCTCCGGCCCCGATCCACGTGTCGTACGTGAACTGCAACCCCCCGTAGAACCCGTTGCCGGTGTTGATCGACCAGTTCCCGCCGGACTCGCACGCGGCCACCCGATCCCAGCCGCTGTAGCCGGGAACGATGGCGACAGTGGGCGGCGCGTAGAGATCCTCCCACCGCTCCTCGGCCACCCCGTACAGCCAGCGATGCGCCTGCACCTTCAAGCGCGCGTAGTTGCAGCGGTGCCGGAGCTTCCTGCTCTCGACCGTCCAGCAGGTCGCGTGGCCGGGCAGGAGTTTCCAGCGATGCTCCGGCTGCTTGAAGTGATCGAGGATGTGGTTCGAGAAGTTCATCTGGGCGTGTAGCTCGGCCTCCGACTTCCCGACCCTGGCGTCGGACAGCTTCCGTGCGGTGAAGCCAGACGCACTCGCAGCCGACGCACTGACGCACGCCAAGGCGAGCACGAGGATGAGGGCGCGCGTCAGCACGCTTCTTACCTCCTGCTAGGGGACGAGGACGGACGACCGGCGGGGTGGGCGATGAGGGAGCCGGGACGCCCTGGTTGTCTCGTGACCGCGGGACGCTACCACACGATCAGCGCGTCTGCCGGATCGCGAAGGTGCGCTCGTCCTGTTCTAGCCGGACGCGGGGTGCGTGCTCTCGATGTGTCGCCGCGCGTGGTCGCGCTGGCGGAAGGCGTAGTTCGTGCTCGTGATCCGCTCGGCCCGAAGGCCGTGCAGCGCGATGCAGACGCGGCAGACCCAGAACACGTCCTCGTAGCCGACCAGCCGCACCGGCACCGGCTCGTCCCAGTCGATCTCCGGGTAGTCGTACCGGAGGTCGGACTCGGCGCTCACCGCGGGTAGAGCCTATCGAGCACGTGTCCGAGATCCAGCCGCTCCGCGAAGCGCAGCGCCGCCAGCGGCAGCAGCCGGAAGGGGATGCGCCGCGAGCCGTTCTCGTGCGCCTCGTGATCCTCCCGGCAGACGGGCACGCCGTTGTCGGGGTCGAACAGCAGCCCGATCACCTGCGGGTCATCGAGCGCCAGGCGACGCTCGCGCGCCCAGTCGAGGATGCGCCGGGCGGGGAGCACGTGATGTGGGTCGAGCTTGCCGCCGCGGTTGCACACGATGCACCTGCGGCCCCGTGTGACCTCGCGCTTCCAGGCGACCCAGTCGTCCCGCCACGCCTCCGGCATCGCGGAGAACGGCGTCTGTGAGCGCCTGAGACGTGTTTTGCGGCGGAGCGGCGTCCGCTTCACTCGTCCCAGAGGGTCGGGTGCTCGCGCCGGACGACCAACTGCGGCTCGGTCGCCCACCACTTCGTCAGCCGTGCCCTGGCAAGCTCGACGTAGGCCGGGTTGATCTCGACGCCGACGGCGCGACGCCCGAGCCTGAGCGCGGCGATCAGCGTCGTGCCGGTGCCCGCGAACGGGTCGAGCACGAGATCGCCGGGCCGGGTCGAGGCGGCGATGCAGAGCGAGGCGAGTTCCACCGGCATCACGGCCTCGTGCTCGCCGGGGTACTGCGCGTGCGGGATCGGCCACACCGAGCGCAGGTTCTTGCCGCCGTTACGGAGCGCGTCGAAGTCCTCGCGCTCACGCATCCAGCCGGACGCCGTCTCCGTGCCCTCGTACTTCGGCACCGTCTGCCTGCCCCACCGCTCCCAGAGCGCGTCCTGCTTCACCCCCGCGGCGTTGTAGAAGTACGAGGCCGAGCGCGTCAGCATAAACACCGTCTCATAGTCGGAGGTGGGCCGGTCCGCCGCCGCGTCCGGCAGGGCGTTGACGTTGTGCCAGATGCACGCCTGGCGCAGCCACCAGCCATCGTCCTGGAGCGCGAAGGCGACCCGCCACGGCACACCGATCAGGTCTTTGATCTTCAAGCCCTCCGGCACGCCCCGCTTGCGCGGCACCGCCCCAAGCTTCGGCTGCGACTTGAGCGTGCTCTTGTCCACCCCGCCCGACAGGCCGTGCGAGCCGGACGAGGGCGAGGCGAACGTGTCACCCAGGTTCAGCCACGCGATCCCGTCCTTGCGGAGCACGCGCCGGATCTCGCGGAACGCGATCACGAGATCCTCGACGTAGTCCGACAGCGCCGCCCGGCCGATCTCGGAGTCGCTGCGAAGCCCCCAGTAGGGCGGGGAGGTCACGACCGACTGGACCTCCCCGTCCCCGAGGGGGAGCGAGCGAGCGTCCCCCACGTGGAGGACGTACTCGCTCGCCTGGGTCACGACTCGATGTGGAGCCGCTCGGTGTTGCCCCGGTGGAAGTTCTGCACGATGAGCTTCTGGATCATCGTGCCGCGGCTCTCGGAACCACCCATGTTCCCACGGGTGGCAACGAAGGCCGTCCGCCAGTGCTCGGGCTTCATCGCCTGCCGGTCATCGAACAACCGGTCGAGCTTCGCGTTGCCCGCGTAGTAGGTGTTGACCGCGGAGATCACGCGGCCCTGCAACTGCTCGTCCTCGCGGATGCGAGGATTCCGCAGCCCCATCGCGCTGAGCGCCTGGATCACGTCGGCGTCATGCCCGTACGCAGATCCGTTGTCACCGTGCTGCGGGTAGGCGCGCCGCCCGGCCGAGATCGACCAGGCGAGGTGATCCGCCGCAGCGTCCCAGTCGTCCGTCAGCGCGAACGACCGCTTGACGATCCGCTCGGCAGCGGCGAAGGCCGAGAACAGGCCCGGCTGGCCGTTGCCGTACGCCGACCGTCCCTCGTCGGCGTCGAGCGGGATCGCCGCAAGCGCCGCCTGAATCGCGAGCGAGGTCGGATCGCCTGCCGCCGTGCCCACCCGGTAGCGGGCGAACGCGGACGGCTTCATGCTGTCCTTGGACTCGGCCAGGAACAGCCGTGCTGCCAGAGGCCCGGACATGTCCCTGACGTAGCACTCGAACAGGTAGTCCGGGTCGTCCTCCTTGGCGAGCCAGCGGGTGCCACCGTTCCAGATGTGGTTCAACCCGGCGTACTCGCCGTCGGTGATGCGGGCCACGTGCAGACAGCCCACCAGATCCTCGTCCCACTTGCTGCGAAGCTGCCTGACCCGTGTGGGCTTCGGCGTCCGCTGGAAGCGGGCGATGACCGTGAGCGCGGAACGGGGCAGGATCTCCAGCCGCCCGCGCGCAGATGGCTTCGCCATCGCGTTGTGCTCCTCTCCTGTCAGCCGGGGGTTGGCCCCGCAGGGCGTTTCCGGCTATGGGTTCTCGCCAAAGATCGCGAGTTGCGGGAACACTACATGCGCAGAACACGATGTTGCATCCCTCGGACGGGGGAACTCCGGCCACCTCAGACCAGCACCCCTTGGTCGAACGGCTCGCCTCGCTGAACCCGCCCGGCGCAGCCGCACTCGGCCCCGACGATCTTCCCCGTCTCGGGGCGGCCGATGATGTGGTTCGCGCCCCCGGCGTCGCGATGGCGCGTGAAGCCAGTGACCTCTTGCAACGCCAGCCGCATCGAGCGAACCGGCGCGCCGCAGAACATGCAGCGCGGGTACGCGCTCTCGGGAATCTCTCCTACGCTGGTCATGCCACCGAACTCCTCTCCTCGGTAGATCCGCCCCGCCACTCCGCCACGCGGTGCAGCAGCCCACTTTCCACGCAGGTCGCCGGACGGCCTCTCTGTAGCTCCTTCCAGGTGCCTGCCTCGCGCGCCTCAGAGCCGTACAGCCAGCCATGCACCACGTAGGTCGGGAACGGGCCGGAGGCGAGGAAGAAGGCGTGGTCGTCCTTGTCGTCGGGATGGAGCATGAGGTGACCATTCGCGTGCAGCGTGTGCCGCACCTGCACCCCCGGCCCAAGGTCGCCGTGGTAGTCGGGCAGCTTCGAGTCCCTCCACTCCCGGCCGATCACGAGGCCGGTGGCGAACTCCCCACCGAGCGCCGCGACCTCCTTCTCCGGCGTCCAGGCGTCCTCCCTCTGCCCGTACCGCTGCTTCGAGTGCGCGCGACGGCGGCGCGCATACCGCTGCTTGGCGGCGCGCTTCACCACCGCTTGTGCCCACGGCGGCAACACGACCTTGACCTTGCCGTCGGGGGAAGTCACCGGCCCGTCCCAGGGCGCGGGCGACCGCTGGCGAAGCTCCTCCTCCTCGGAGGGCGACAGCGCGCGTGCGCCGAGCAGCGCCTTCAACTCGTGGGTCACGAGCATCTCGTTCAGTAGCGCGGTGCGCTCCGGCCCCGGCGGCATCACCTCCACCCGCCGGATGCAGGCGCGCATGTAGGCAAGCTCCTCCTCGCTGTAGGTCGCCGGGAGCCACTCCATCGGGTGCCCCTCGCTCGCCCGGACGATGAAGGTGAACTCTCGGTCGGGCACCGTGCGACCCTACATCGTGCGCCGGACGAGGAAGGACTAGCGGCGGGCATGGCGGGGTACGTCTCCTCGTCCACACAGAGGAGGGGTCATGCAGGGCCAGGACTACAACTCCAAGTCGCAGCAGGAGTTGGTGCAGGAGGCGCAGAAGCGCGGCATCACCGTCCCGGACGGTGCCGACAAGCGGCAGCTTGTGGAGGCACTGGAGCAGAACGACCGCATCGGCACGGGCGGCAAGGCGTAGCCCGCCGCTCTTGCGAGGGAGGGGTACTGGGCGTGCCCCTCTCTCGCTTACGCCGCCGTCGCCTGCGCCAGCGACTCGGCCAGCGAGGCGAGCAGCCGCTCGTCCTCCTCGGACTCCAGGCGCGGATCGGGCGTGTACGACTCGAAGCGGGTCGCCTCGACCGTCCGGTACAGCCCCCGGATCTCGTGCGCGGTCAGCGGCGCGCCCTTGTACCGCTCCGCCTGCTCGATCTCCTCCGGGTCGGGCCGCAGCGTGCGCGGGTGCGGCCGGAAGCCCATCACCGTCCGGCCCTTCGCGTTCTTCACCTCGACCGGCCCGTGCTGGCCGCACCACGCCTTGAGCGCCCGGCGGCGCTTCTCCAGCGTCATCTCCGCCACGACCACCGTCGCCGCGGCAAGCTCGGCCTGCTCACGGCTCGTGATCGCGCCGTCGCCGCGCGCGTCTGCCGGGATCGGGCACTTCTGCGGCGTCGGGCAGAACGAGCAGTGCTTGCCCGGCGAAGGCACGTAGACGCGCTCCTGGACGGTCCGGTCGAACCGCTCCACGAGCGCCGCGATCTCCGCCTCCAGGTCGTCCAGTTGGTAGCGGTAGACGGTCGCCTCGCGGGGTTGACTGAACCGGACGTAGAACTCCCGCGTCGTGACGCTCTCGACCGAGCGGTAGTTCCGCATCACGAGCCAGCCGTAGAACCGCTGCTGGAAGTAGCCCTCGAACGACACGTCGGTCGGCGCGGGCAGCCCCCACATGTCCTTCCAGTCGAGGATGATCGCGTGCTCGGCGTGCTCGCCCTCGATCTCCAGCGCGTCGATCTGGCCGGTCAGCGTCCGCTCGACGTAGCCGCCGTAGGGGTTCGGGTACTCGACGTTCGCCTTGAGCCGGTGCTCTACGTCCACGAGGTTCTGGATCGACCAGGCGTTGTCGTGCGCCCACTTCTTCACCACCCAGTAAAGCTCCTGCACCTCCGCCATCGGGACGACGATGATCTCCGTCTCGAACCGGTGCTTGCAGTCCAAGCAGAGCCGGAAGCCCATCTTCGTGACGCCCTTGCGGATGCGCGTGCCCTCGCAGTTCGGGCAGACGCGGTCCACGTCCTGCTGGCGAAGCGTCTCGTGCAGGATCGCGAGCGCGACATCGACCTCGATGGTGTTCTCGCCCTGCCGGTACATCTCGGCCATCGCCCGCGCGGCAAACCTGTGGAAAAGATCCCCTCTCGCCTGCCACGAGTAGCTCCAGCCGCCGCGGTACTCGCGCTCGAACCGCGACAGCAGGGCACATTGATCGAAGCTCTGGAGCACGCTCTGCCGGAGCATCGGGTAGAGCTTGCGAGCGAGCGGGTACGGCTCCTGCGGCGACTGCATCCGTGCCTCCTGGTCGGGTAGCGGCGATTCTCCCGACCGGGTCGGACGGACAAGGCTACTCGTCCGGCAGCGGCTCCTGCCGATCCGGTTCGATGGTCGTGAACTCGGCCTCCTCGATCTCCTCGTTCGGGTCGTCCACCGTCGAGTCGGCAGGCTCGGACGGCACCACGCCGCCGTTCTGCTCGATGAACGTCACGAGGTCGAGCACGATCTGGCGGCGCTCCCCCTCGCTCCTGCCCGCGAGCATCGCCTGAACCTTGCGCGGCCGGTAGCTGTCCGGCACGGTCGCGTTCGCAGCCGCGAACAGTTCCGCGAGCCGCTCGGCCAGCACCGGGTCGTCGCCCCCCTCGACCTCGCCCGCTGCCTCGACCGCGTCGAGCGCCTCCGCGGCGACGAACCGCGACGCCTCCTCCGCGC